TCGGCGGTTTTCAAGACCGGTTCCATCGCCATTTGGATTGGCCTTCCCAATAGGTAATACAACACCACAGTTGGAACACTTATCTTGCGAACTGCCCCGGCATAGTTTATCAATCTATCGGCTTCTTTCGTCTGGGTGTTGTATTCTAAAACACATCGGTTATCACGGGATCCGTGTCTGCCTCGGCGGGCTCTCAGTGCCCCCAGGAATATTCATCCGATGTGTTTTAGAATACCCTCTTGGTAGAGGATATGATAGGGTTATACCCTAGCCTGCAATTTTTCTCCTTGTGGGATTCATCCTGCAGTCCGCCCGTTTGAGATTTTAATGATCTCAGGACCTCGTTTCCTGTAACATTTTGCTAAATTATAAACGCTTTGCTTGTTCAGCAAGGGCTCGGGCTGTGGCCTCGGCACGTTTTAACTTGGCTTCTAACAAAGCCAACCTTTGTTCTGGTGTAAGAACAGAAGGTAATTGCTCGGTTAACTTCTTTTTCTCTGTTCCCATTTTCTTTCCTCATTAAAAAACCCTGGGTGTTTAGTCCAGGGTTTAAGTTAAAATATGATTTGATATTATACGTTAACTTAAACCCTCTCCTGGTTCACGATCACTTGTAATTGACGCAGGCATTGCATTAAACTGTGACCAATAGGTGGTTAGACCCAAATTGGCTATTAGCGTTAATTGCGAATGTTTAATAGTGTTTTGCATCATATTCGTATTGTAAGTTTATTTAGTCCTGTTGTCAATAGCATTTGGATAAACTGTTGTTTTTTACGCAACAATTTATCCACTTGCTCTTAGTTGTTCAATACCTTTGCGGCACTGTTGATAACTGAGGCAATACGTCCAATGTCACGAAGTTGTTCTACTGTGTAGCCTTCCTTCTTGAGTGTTTCGTAGTGTGCCTTAACGCAGAACTCGCATTTGCCAACAATGCTTGCAGCCAAACTAAATGCTTCAAAATTGCTTTTAGTTGTACCACCATGGCTAGCAATGGCATTCATGCGTAAGCCTGCTGGCAAGCCGGCAAGTGCAGGATCATCGGCCATTTCAACGTAGGGATACCAACTGTTTGTCATTGCCATTAAACTTGCCGCTGTAAGTGCGGCATCACGAACAACAGTTTGTTCGTCTGTAAAATTACTGCTAACAAATGTAACTAATTTACCATTACCTGTAGCAAACGCCGCGGCTAACGCACACGCATTAGCAACTTCATCTGTTAAGGTACTTCTTTTAATAACTGAATCCAGATTTAATTTTATGTCTTTGGCATAATCTGGTAATGCTTCTTTAATTTGATCTACCCAACTCATTTTATTATTCCTTATAAAGTTTTTCTATTGTTCCTCTTGACAAACCTGTTTTCTGTCTTGCTTCGGTGGCACTTCTGTAAGTGACTCCGTCTATTACTACCGTTTTCGCGTTTGCTGGAATCTTACAAAACATAGGATTTTTACTTCCTTGTTTTGATTTTGCCATTAATTTTTTAGTTTCATCCGTAAGTTTATTTCCATAAGCCGGATGATCTATTCCAAATTTTCCATACATAGGGTTACCAGATCCGCTTAATGCTTCACTAACCTTTTTCTTATGATATTCGGCCAGTCCGTAGTAAAATCCCTCAGGCAAAATATCATCCTTAGGTTGATATGATACACTACCGTTAGTGATCCATCTCTTGCCTTTATTCCCTTCGCCGTGTTTCTTTATAGTAGCCGGTGAGAATCCATAATAAAATCCATCTGGCATTGGTTCATCTTTAAATAAAGTTTTGTCTAATATTCCGTTAGTAATAGGACTTTTTCCAGTATGCAGTTGACTTACTCTTTCTGCTAAAAGTTTTCTAGTAGAATCATAAATCTTACTGCCTCTTTTTCCAGACATCAATACTAACGCAAACGCCATCTTACCTCTAGATTCACCGTCGGTCATTCTTACTAAAAGTTTATGACAGATGAAATGTTCTCTAGCAGTTAAGTCAACTAGATTGTCAGAAGAATTATCCCCGCCCATTGAACGAGGAATAATGTGGTGTATTTCTTTGTATTGATCTTTTGGTAATACTCTTGATCTTGCGTTTTCTATTATAGAAAAGTAGATACGAGTGTATCTGTTGGTGATAAATATCATTGCTGATTGCTCCTTTATAGCATTAGAGTAGTTGGGGATTCCTGTCCCGCGAACTACACTATTATTTATCACCAACCTTTCCATTTACTTGCCTAGTGTTTCCTGGCCCACTTGTCTATTACACTGACACAGCTCCTCGGTCTGTATCGAGTCTAAGATTCGAAGTGTTTCTTCTGGATTTCTACCGACATTTAAGTTATTAACTGTGACATGTTGGATAACATTATCTGGATCGATAATAAAGGTAGCACGAAGAGCTGCTCCGGCCGGGTTGAAAAACACTCCTAATTGATTAACTAGACTCAACTCACCTCTTTGTGTGTCTGCGAATTGATTATGAGTGATTAATTTTAGTTCAGGGTGGCTACTTTGCCAAGCCGTTTTACAGAACTCATTATCCGTCGATCCTGTTAGTAATACAGCATCACGATCAATAAAATCTTGATTTAATTTGTCATACGCTACAATTTCTGTGGGGCAAACAAAAGTTTGGTCTTTGGGGTAAAATACGATGATCTTCCACTTACCTTCAAATGTGTTCTCGTCAATGGTGAAGAAAGCATCTTCTGGTTGTCCAGGACGGACTCCGGTTACTGCAAAGTGTGTTAATTTATCGCCGATTGTTTTCATATTTTTCTCCTTTAAATATGTTGTTTGAAAACTTATTAGTGTTTTCACTAATGTCTTATTGTAATAGTATTTAACAATTAAGTCAAGCAAAATAATAGGTTTTTACCAAATATATTTTTATGGGACTAATAGGAGAAATTTATTGTTGCGAGGTAGTTGTTGTGGTAGGTGCCGCATTTGCAACCGGCTCTATTTCGACATATCTTGGTGGCGGAATGTCTTCAAATCTTATCCATTTAACCGGTCTCCAATATTTTGCCAATAAATTATTGATTACCAGTACTGCGATTGATATCACAATGAATCCCAAACCGGTTAAAATACTGCCCGCTAAGAATACACTTGCTTGATCCATGTCCATGTTGTTTGTCCTTGAAAAGTTGTTACAGTCAAGTATACACTCAACGTATAACTAGGTCAAGTTTTTAGGTTTTGAAAGCCAATCTCGAAGTTGGCATTTTGTTACTTTGATAGTCACTGGCACTGAATTTGATTTTGGTATTAAACACTGGGGGCCATTTGACATCAAATCGGCTCCAACCCACACCACCTTGACCGTCATTGTGTGTGAATTGGTTTACCTGAATCAGATTAGCACGGCTCAACACAAACTTAAAAAACTCTGTGCTTAGTTCAACATCTTGGTTCAAATAGCCCACTACCAAACGTGCCATTGATCCTAGCAAGTGAAAGCAAACACCATAGTCGGGAGCATCGGTCTTTGCAGCCATTACTTTTGGATCGTTAAGGTATTTTATCAATCTAGGCGTCAATCCCTTTGTACCACGAGTAACGCGGTTTTCTGCGTAACCGATAATTATTTGTTCTTCTTTGGCATCAATGAATTTTAGATTCTTGGCTGCAGCTACAACGCCTTTCCAAGCCGGACTCACTGCTACCAAATCTCTAATAATATTGACGAATTTGGCATATTTGCCATTTAGCAGTGCTTGATCTTTAGCACTGTTAAAACGCTCGGGATACTTGTCTATAACTTCAATAATGCTTGCTAAACTAGCAGCACCGCCTTTGCCTTCGGCTTTGTTGCTTACACGTAAGGTTTCGCCATTGCCCCAGACCAAAATGCTGTCAAACAATGCTTCGTTTTGTGCTTCGGGATAGTTTACTGATGCGATGCCTTTCCAAGTAACTCCCATGTCTTTTAATAAGTCCGATTGCACTTTGTTATAATCGCCGCCGACATTTTTGCCTGATGCCAGTGCCAATGGACTGGCCACTTCGCCAAAATCAACACGAATATCGCGTTCGTACGGGGCCAGACCCGGAACCATGGCATTGCTGCCTAGCAGTGCATTGGTTAACAATTGTTTGAATAAATCTACTTTGTTTGATTCAAATGCATCACGTTTGATCTTTTTAAATGCAACTTCCTTGCTCAACATACCGGCCGATTGTTCGGGCACTTGTGCCAAGGGAATACGAGTATTTGTTGGTACTGAAAAACGCGGCTTCAACTCCACACGTTCGATCACTTGTTCGGTCTTGTCTGCACCCTTGCCGCTCATGCGAGTCTCTTCCCACTTGATGCCGGTGGCAGTGGCAAAGTCGGTGGGACTCCAGTGTATGCCAATCGCATCCGGTTTGCGTTTTGCTTCGTATCTAAAAAAACTGTGCAACTGTTTGTGTTCGTCTTGCATTACCACCAAAATACCTGCACCCAACTTGTTGGGATCTTGCGGTATAGGGTTGGTAAACTGTATGGTCTTGGTATCTATTCGTAATTTTTTGGCAGTGTCTTTTAACAGTTGACCCAGATCGCTAACTGGAATATTGGGCTTGCTTGCGTCGGGAAATACTGTTACATTGGCAATGGTATAACGATTCTTTTGGTTATCGACAAAGTTGATGGCTTGACCTTTTTGTGTTTCGAGGTAGCGTTTGGCCATGCCGCCCTGTGCTTCGTCCAATTGTATGTGTTCTAGTATTTCTGAAAATCGCATAATATTATATTTAGTCTTTAATTTGATACAAGTTCTTGTCAAACCACGTGACAATCACATCCTCTAGGCGAGCATATCCATACTTGTTTACACTATTTATTACACTATCGTTAATAAGTCTTCGCTCGGCCAGTTCGTACCAGCTGACATGACTTTCCAGTGGATCTGCGGCTGCATACACGCCGGCATATAACCACGGTGTGTTGGGTTTTCTATAAAAATACGCATCTCTTGCATCAAAGCCCGATACTGCCAACATATACATCAAGTTTAATACATTGTAACTGTAGTATTGATGACTGTGATTGGATACTATCAATCTATTGTTATACATATAGGTTGTTTGCGGTACGCTCATTATCAACATGCCGTTTAGACTCATACTTTCTCGCCAAGTACGCAAACACTTGAATGGATCTCGGGCATATTGAAAAACATCATGTGCCCAAATCAAATCCACGTCTCTGGGAATGATTCTTTCCTCAAAATTGCCCTGTAGTACTTTTATGTTTTCAAGTGCCAATATGTCGGGCTCAATTTTGCCGACATCTTGATCCACTGCATACACCAAATAGTTACGTGGCTCGGGCGGATCATCTCTTGTTGTCAGCGTGGCCCACCAACTGCTATCCATTGCCCCGCCGCATCCCATGTCGGCAATAACGCTCAAGCTATCTAAAAAACTATCATAGCCATAGATTGTGTTCAATACTTCTAAACTATGCTGGTGACTGTCGTATGCATTTTTAAATAGTGCCATCTGTCAATATATCCAATACTACTGTTTCTTTAAATTTTTTAAGTCTAGGCTCTAATTGATGGCAGGCTTCGGCTATGTCGTTTGGCTCGCCCCAGGCACGTTGTGTGGCCAAATGTTGTGCCCAAGTTGCACAACTTTCTTTGGCTATCTCAACATCTAGTGCATTGTGATAGGGCCGTGCACGACAACAGGCATCGTATTCGGCCAGCAATTCTTCTGCACGTTGCCGCCAATCCATCATACTACCACATCCTCCATTCCGGCAGTTCGCAAACGAACCACGTGACCCAGCATAAAGTTTTTACTTTCTATGCCCTTCATGACTCCCAGCCATTTGTTTCTCAGCAAGGCCACTTCGTTGATAATGGTTTCAAAGTCAATCACTTCGTCTTCGCCATCCACATACTTTTCGGCATCTCTGCTGGTCAATGCCCGAGCGTATGCTTCCAAATACTTTTGAAAATGTCGGCGTCGAATTTTTCTTAACTGTATGTTCAAGTATTCAAGCACTGCTTCGATTTCTTGTAGCTGATTGAACCTGTGTTCGGTTACGCCTGGCAAATTACTTAATGCTCGTTCAACATTGCCTTGTATCTTGATCTCTCCTTTGGCCTCGATCAGCTCGTGATCGTAGTAATCAATGAAGGCAGGGATTTGGCCAAGATCAGCAACTACCCGATTGTACCACATTATTCGTCTTCGTCGTTGTAGTTGTCGTCTTCTTCCATTACATATTCTTTGAGTGCCTTCTTTAGATTACTGTCAGTGCCACCAAACTCTTGCAAGTCAATGTCGTTTAACATATCTACCAGTACACTCATTAAATTGTCTGCGGCCTCTTGGCGATCCTTGACTGGAATATACTGTTTTAAAATAGTATATGTCTCGCCTAGTACATCTACTTCAATACTCATTCTGCAACTTCCTCTTCTGGTTGTTCAATTATGGTAGTTTTATCAAGTTTGTGTGGATTAGCTGTAACATCGGCCATTACTCGATCCAAACATCCATCATCATTTCTTTCCCATGCTTTACGGAACTTCTTGATAATTTCTCCATCACTAGTAGTATATACTAAACTGTTGCCTTCTTTCTTTAAAAGATCTTTACCTTCAATTAAGTCGGTTAGTCCCGAGTAGGGATTCATACCAGTTTCGTATGGGATTTTTACCTGTACACTTTCAAACGGTTTAGCATAACGTGTTTTCATGATCTTACAAGCAGCTCTGATGCCGTTAACTTCTGAAACTTTGTTGCCGTCTTCGTCTTCTTTTAATTTCAGTTTACGCATTGCAACTACAATTGAGCTTGCATAGATAAAACCCTGTCCGCCCGAGATCTTGTCATCGGGGTCGAACATGTCCTGACTGGCGTAAGTATGTGCAGTACACACCAACCCCAAGTTCAAGTTACCAAACATGTTGACACAATTACGTACCAATGCCGCCAATGCTTTGGGTTTACGGCCCATATCGCCTTTCATATCGCCAGCTTCAAACTGGTTAACATCTGTAGGAGTCAATAACATACCCAAACTGTCCACAATGAACAATACTTTTGGACGCTCTAGTTCGGGTAATGTTTTGTATTCTTTTACAAACTCTGAAATCATTTTGGCCACGTCATCAATCATGGCCATGTTTAGCTTCAACAGTTTGTCTTCGCTGGTGTCTACATTTAATGCGTGTAGCCATTTTTCATCTAGTGCATTTTCGGTATCTATTAGGATAACATAAATGCCTTGTTTTTGTGCATTTGCTACCAAGTTACCTGAACAGATAAAACTCTTGCCTGCACCTGATTCTCCGGCAAATACAGTGACCTTGCCCATGGGCACTCCGTTGTTAAACTGTCCACTAATTAGATAGTTTAGTGCATAGTTATTGGTACTAATCCAGTCTGTGGGATCGTTAAATCCTACACTGATTCCGTCGATGCTTTTTGTAATTGATTTTCTAAATTTGCTTACGTCAAATGGTTTTGTTGCCATAATGTTTTTCCTATAAATTTTATGTAGTGTACTGTCTTTTTTGAGTTTCGTCTACCTTAAAGGTGTAACTCAATGTATGCTTGGTAAAAATTTTTGATTAGGTCTCGATCAAAATCATCAAAATTTAACATATTATACAATTTTAAAAATGTGTTTAATTTGAATATACAGTTAGTTAGCCCATTGCTTTAAACATTCTAAATATCTTCGACTACGGTAATGGTCATAATTAAATTCTATTGTATCAAGTTCTATCCTATATAGATCGTGCCATTCGTCAATGGACAAATGACCAAATTTTGATAGCATTGTCATTAATTCTACCAGCCGTCGTATAGGATTCACTATAGAATCAAATCGATAATCAAACAACTTTGTGTAAGGTTTGAACCCGTAATATTTTTCTAAATTTCTATGCCAATTAACTTGTGCATTGGATACAAACAATCCCTTGTTGACAACACTGTATAAAAATTTTTCGCCATAAAATGGATAGTTACTGGTGCTGATTGCATCGCTTACAACATGTATAAAACTTTCATTTATTTTTGTTCCCAGTGCCCTGACGTTGTGCAAATGATCCAGTCTTTGATAATCAAAATTGTTTGTCTCTTGAAAAAAAGTTTCACTGTCGCTGGATATAAAAAACTTTCTATAAAACCGTTCGTGTTCGCCGCAAATGTCAACGATATGTCCGTCTAGTTCGTCCACAGTGAAAGTTAAATTTTTACTGACGTAGTCCCGATGATAATAATTGAATTTTTTAATTATTGCAACCAATAATCGACGCCCCACATGCGACGATTCGCCATTGAAGCTACACAAAAAATTTTTAAAAGCCAATTGGTCCGGGGTGACGTACTCTTGAAACGATTCAAAATATGCACATTTCACATGCTCGTCAAAACTGAATCGTAAATCCAAATTGGGATAAAGATTTTTTACACTATCATCAAATATGTATTCGGTATACACCGGAATTGGTTTATCCAATAGATGTTGACTCAATCTATCAAATAGTGGATTTCGATTGTCAAGAGTAAACTGCCCCAAATTGTCAAGGATGACAATCGGGGTAGATTTCACAGGGATACGAATTGAATCGTATCCGGCCGGTGTGACTATTGGCATTTTACGAAGTTGTTTTACGACTTCTAATCATTGCCAAAATGTCTTCGGCTTTTTGGCTACTAGGTTTAGCTTCTGTAGGTGTTACTACCGGAGCAGTTGCTACTGGTGCGTCATCTTCCTCGTCAGATTCGACTGCGGGTGCTACTACGCTAAGAGCTGGCTTGGCCTGTGCGACTGGTTTGGCTTCGGGTAATGCATCTGCATCTACACCGCTACCACCTTTAAAGCCACTTGGCTTGTAGTAGTTGGCCCAACGATCTGGATCGTAAGGTTGTCCATCTACACTTGCTTCAAACATTTCCTTGATCACTTTCAATTCAACGTCTGTTGGCTTCTTGGGTAAAAAGTCTTGTAAGTCATACAAACCAAACTTTTCAATCGCTTCAGCTTCATCAGCATTAAGAGCAGTTTCTTTACGTGCCCATGTTGATGTGTTGTAGTCTGCATAGCCACCCTTACTTGTCTTCTTGATGTTAAAGTCAAGTCCAGCACTATAGTCTGTGGGCAAGTTCTCCATGTCGGGATCCATCAGGGCGTTCTTGATCAAGTTAAAGATCTGTGGGCTGATGATAAATCTACGGATTGGATTTTCTGGAGTCTTGTCATCTCCAATTGGGTTTTCTCTTACAAAGCCTTGGAACAAGTAACTACGCTTCTTCCAATATTTACGTCCCATTTCTTCTAAATTGGGATCTTTAAACCAGGGACGTACTTCGGCCAAGATTGGACATGCCTCGCCCCACATTTCCATGCAAGGTACTTGTACATTAACCATTTTACTATCTGCTTGGCCTTTAATGCCAGCAAATGGTAAACGAATCATTGCACGTTCTACCCAAAAGAAGGAATTTTTTGTATTTGCGTCGGGGAGGAATCTTACGCGAGCCGTTGTGTTTTCTGGAATGTTCCAGTGTGCGTAAATGGCGTTGTCGCCTTGTTGTTTACCGCCTTGTCCGCGGTTTTCGTTTGCTTGTAGCTTTGCTCTAATTTCTGCTAGTGTCATGGCCATAATAGTCTCCTTAATGTATGCCTTAATGTTGTGCCTTAATATACAATGCACTCCCGCATTGTATAATATTATTTATGCCTAGTCAAGGCAAAAGGTTAATTTAATTTAGCCAATTGATCCAACTCTTAAATACATTGACTTATATAAAACACCATGAATATACCCTACAACATCGAAACGCACGACAATTTGATTTCTAAAACTGTTAGAGACAATATTTGGAAACACATACAAGAATTGCAATTTCACGGCGGATGGGACAAGGAAGATCCTGTTCAAATCAACTACAGTCTTTCCAGTGTCAAAAACCCCGCCGATTGGATGTTGTACAAATCAATTCCTCGCAAAATGAAAATGCATCGATCCCCGTTGTCCAGTGACGAACCCGGATTAAAAATTGCATCCATGCCTATATATCTGTTATGGATGCAGTTGAACAAACAACTGGGCAACAAATACGAGTTGACCGGAAATCCCGAAGGAATTTATTGTCCGCATAATCCTCCCGTGCCCGAGGATCCCAATCTCAGTGCCGGTTGGCGAGCTTATATCAATCTTGTGTATAACCTACAGGCCACTGGAGGATTGGGGTATGCTCATAGAGATACTCCGTTGGAAAACAACGAAGACAATACAGTCACTATGTTGTACGTGGTCAATCCCACATGGTATCCATCTTGGGGAGCCGAAATCAAATTTTATCCCAACGACGACGAAGGCGTTACTGGAGACAAACAACAGTTCAATACCGGTATTGGGCAAACACGTGGATACAATATAGGATGGCTAGATCAAGGAAAAGTGGTCAGCCCCGTTCCCGGACGACTGATAATATACGACGGAAGATGCTTGCACAGTACACTTCCGGCCAATGGTCCTATAGAAATCCCCAGTGTCAAAATTGCATTTCGGGCTAGGCTAAAGTAGCCAAAGAAAAAGGAGAACTAGTTCTCCTTTTGTTTTATTTAGATTTAATCCCAGATAGATAACGAATAAAGTCCAAGGGGTCGGCATCTTCTCGTGCAGTTGTTGGGAATTCTATTGGTTCATCGATGCTGGCATTGGCAGCACCGTATTCGTCATTGGGGTGTGATCTATCGGGACTGGTTTGTTGTCGCCAATTGGTAGTTCCGTCGTCAATGTCGTGATCGCCAAAATCCAATTCTTTGGCCCATTCGGGCATGTATTTGACTGCCCATTCTTTAACCGAACGTCTAGCATCATAGTCACTGCCCTGTCCGCGAGTGTTGTTGGCTTTTTCGGTTAGGTCAGCCAATAACCAATCCACTCCCGGTAAGTCTTGTAACATGGGCTCGAGTTCGGTTTTGGCATCTATGCCGTCAACTCCGGCAGTTTGAGCCGATTTGCAATACTCTTGTAATGCCCGTAATTGGTCATCAAGTACATCATTCTCGCCATCGTCTTCAAATACAACACTTTCGGCCCACTCGCCAAACTCGTCGGCTAGTACATTTGACTTGCGTGCTTTTTGTCTTAAGTGTTCACGGTACACATACTTTAAACTGTCATCTAGTCGTTCGTCGTAGACTCGTCGACTAAATCTATTGCGTAACTCCTCGAGATCAACATCGTCATCCAACTGCTCTTCGGGAGTGTAATTTTTTACAAAGTCATCATAAAACTCGTGATTGGTCATGCGTTTGAGATCGTGTTGTATCTTGTAGTATCTGTCTGTGGCATGTTGTGCCATTTCGCCGGCTTCTACATCCTCAAACGGTCTACGTTTTGCCGAACGTACAAAACGACGCATGGCGTTCATTTCCTCAACCATGTTGTTGATACATTCGCCTATTTCGTCATAGGGATTGCCGTAGTTGGCCAAATGTGTTGCGTGTGCTTTAGCAGCATGTATGTTGTTTGGCACTTTGAAACGCTCGCCTTCGGGCGTTTCTAAATAAATTGACTCTATGCGTCTAGATCTCGCTCCACGCACTTCATCTAGAACAGGATCGGTATGTGTTACTCGAATTTTGATACCGGCATGCTCGCCTACACTGTGTCTTGGACGACCAGGTACACCGTAAAATTTACTTTCGTTAACTGTAACATCGCCACTGTGTGCAATTTCATCTTCGGTGCCTTGATTTTTTACGTGTCCCGATTTGGCTAGATTAGTAATTGTGTATTTTAAATTTGGTCGGCGTTTGGCAAACTTGCTCATGCTACGCAAAAATTCGGCCCATTCTCGTCGTTGAGCATCGTTCATACGACTAGTTATATCCTTGGGAATCATCAACACAAATTCTGCTTCGTTGGCCAAGCTGATGGTGACTGCACCAAATTTATGTCCTTGACTGTCGGTGTAGACAAAGTTGAAGTATTTTGCATCTTCGGGCTTGATTTCTTCATTGCCGTTCATGGGCTTGTTAGATTTATCCAGCATTCTAACTTCAAAACGGGAACGAAGTTTATCGTATAGTTCTTCGGCAACGGGTTCAATTTCTGTACTCATAAAGTTATTTAGTCAAATAATTGGTAAAATGTGTATAACTTGTGACACGGTATGTGTTGTCTGGCACAGTACGCAACATGGCATGCCACTGCAACGGCTGACTTCCATCGGGGTCGGGCCCGTTTAACATCATGTATCCGGTATTGGCCACAAAAGGGAATTGATATAATAAGTCATGTTCACGTTTGCTGTTGTAGAAAGTTGTGCCAAATTCGGGCCCGGGGGCTAGCCAAAATAACTGTATGCTGCCGTTCAAATGCCCGTCGGTGTGTAAATCGACCTTGAATCCCGGCTCGTCTAACCACCACTGGGTCGCCGGAAATCGTGACTCAAATTCAATGGCACACTGCGATTCAATCTGCGGAATCGCTTGCCAGATACAATTGTGTACTTGCTCTAGTACGGCACAATTGCCAAAATCCAAACTGCGTCTCAACCAGTGTTGTTGTGCATGGCCGCGACGCCACGGCATCGATAACCAATCTAGTTCAAGTAGTTGTGTCACTACTGACTCAGGAACTATATTTTCGAGTCGAAAAAGTCTATCAGTGATATTGGTTATTTGCATACTAGGACATTATAAACGGCATTGGCTCGATAAAATTGTCCACAGTATCTCGTAGTTCGGCATCGGTGGATGCGTCAAAGTCTTGTATGTATTGCAACATTCTTATTATCAATAGTGTTGCCATTACCAAGTCGTCGTGTTGTCCCAATTTGGCTTCGTAACTGTGCCCTTTGGCCACAAAGTTTTTTAGTTCTGATACCAGCATTTTACTGGCAATTCGCATTCGATTGGTTTCAATTAGACTTTTCAACTTGGCACAAGCCGCAAGTTTGCTCTTGTTTGAAGTGGTAAATCCTTTACGCCAACGTGTGCCCGCAACTCGTTTGGGTTCACTTAAAAATATACCCGGAATGTTTTCTTCGCCCATTTGTGCAATAACCACCAAGGCCGCTTCGCCCAAGGTGTTATTTTCCACGCTCCAAAATACACTTTCGGCTCCGGCAACTTCGGCCAGATATTTGCAGACTTCCTGCATGATAACAACTTGTCGTTGTACAATAGTTTTGTTATGACTCCATTCGGCCACTTGTTTGAGTCCGGGAACTTCGAATACCTGTATAGCAGCCGGGTCACCACCAGTGCCCAGACTGGGATCTAGGCCCACAATGTATGTACATCCTTTTTCGGGCTTTTTATACCAACGTATCTGTCCCTGACGTTCTATGGGTTCTACACCGGCCATGTTGACCAAATGCAATGAATTAATCAATGTCTCATCGAAAATAATGAATTCACAGTTTGAACATAAAATGCCATTTGCATAAAATCTATGATTATTTTTTACGTTTAATAAATCATATACTGTTTCTACTTCAAAACTAGTAACCGAGACAACTTTTTGTATACCTAATGTAGTGTGTATTTTAACTCCAGGTTTCAATTGTTTAACCATTAGGGCAACAAATTTATCTGTAAATATTTTATGATCAAGTGTTGCTCTAATAGATGCCTTCTCTAATTGCACCAATGCTACTTGTCGTTGGCCTTTGTTGAGTACTCCATCAAAGTCGCTCCATCCGGTATCTGTTAATACTTGTAAGCCTAATTTATTTTTTATTAATTCTTCCACGAACGTATCCTTCAGGTTGTTGGCCTAATATATAATATTTTTCTTCTATGCCGTTATTAAACCAAACTTTACCATTTGCGGCACCAAGTTTCCCTTTTCGTCCTTTTGCTATTTTTTCATTGCGAGTCGTATCAGTGTAAACTTTACTCATTTTTTCTTTATGCTCTTTAGATTTATGCATTTCCATTTTTGATTTGCGTTCTTCCTCAGACCACGTTGTCCCTTTCTTTCTGCCACCAACCCCAGGACGTTTTATTCCACGATTAGGGGCCGGCTTTCCGTACATTGGATTTAGTTCGCCCTTCATCCTATTAGAATTTAATTCATACATTAAGTCTGAGTGTGGTGCTAAATTTGCTAGCCCCATCCAAGCAACTTTATCTTGTACTCTTCCATATTGTTCATACAATTTTTTATGTGCTTCTGCATGTTCCGCTACAGTTAATTCTATAACATTAGAAGGATCATCTGTGCCGCCTGCATGCCTAGGAATAATATGATGTTTATGTGTTTTCATATTATTATTTAGTATCGTAAATGATGAACTTAACGTAATAATTGTTCAAGATCACCAATGGTTGCAGTAAAAATTTTACCCGAGTTATCGCGTAGAGTTAAAATTGAATCTTGCGTAATGCATTCCATTTCACGACGGAAGCGTTCTTCACCAAGTTGGCTACGCATTTGATTGGCCCATGCTTCGTCACGGCCGGGAGTTTCTTGCCACTTGCTAGAGAAGGCCCGAAATCCGTTTTTACCTAGTACGGTAGTGTTACCATACTCGTCAAAACATTCGTTAGCGGCACGCCATATCTGTGCAAACTGATCTTCATCCGAGTTGGGGGTACTTGTAATAATACATTTACCACCAGTTGACAATGTAGGAGTAATTGAAGTCCAAAACTCACTTGCAATAGTGGGCCTCACAAACGCAAACTCGTCACAGTACAAGAGCGATATGGACATACCACGACCGGTGTTTTCTGTTGTTGTTTGACTTACAATGCGACTACCATTTTCAAAGTCCAGTGACCCTTTGTTATAACTGGTAACACCGGCACGTATAAAGTCTGGACAGTTTTCATAACTGTAGCGTATACGTTGCATGATCTCCTGTGCACCCAAATACTTGTGTGCCGCAACAAGAATGGTACTATCCGGAACAAACATCGCAAACCACAACAAGTATCCTGCGGCACTGATGGTCTTACCTGTTTGTCTAGGCATTAGACTTATTGAGAATCTATTGTTATGGTAAGCATCGATTAGGCGAATTTGGTATTCGTAAGGTTTATATTGTATGCTACCTCTAGTAGGGTGCTGAATATAAAAGTAATTGGTCATGAAGTATTCGGGACCAGTGACTGGGTCAGCACATCGAGCAAACTCGAGAATCTGCTCCTCGGTCATACTCATTTTTTGATAGGGATTACGTATAATCGCCGTTTCTAAATCTTTGCTCATAAATGATAATCGCTATATAATATAAGTATATTTAACACCATTTCAAAAAGAGGTAATCAAAATGAGTGATACTTTGTTGCTCAACAGCAACTACGAACCAATTAGTATACTACCACTTAGCGTGATCAATTGGCAACATGCCATCAAACTCATGTTCCTGGGCCGAGTTAATGTACTCGAAACTTATCCTGATTGGTTAATCCGTTCCGAACATTTGACTATTAATGTGCCTAGTGTATGCGTAACCAAGGACTACTTTCACTACAAAAAGGGTGTACGTTTCAGTAGGTACAACATGTATCTACGTGACTTATTTCAATGTCAATACTGCTCGGATGTGTTTGATTTTGAAGACTTGACCATAGACCACGTTGTGCCACGTGTTAGTGGTGGTAAGACCAATTGGACTAACTGTGTAACTGCTTGCAAGACTTGTAACTTTCATAAAGGTAGTAAGACCAACATCTTGCCCCGGATCAAACCCTACAAGCCCGATTACTATGCACTAGTTAAAAAGTGGAAGGAAATGCCGTTTACGGTTAGGCAAGAGTCATGGAACCAATACTTGGGCACTGACAAAAAGGTTGCTAGTCGTTAATTGGGGCTAGTGCCCGGTGCCAATTTGGGTTTGTACTTGGGATTTTTTTCTAGATACTCTTCAACGTACTGTTTGAGATTTTTGCCGCCTTCGCGAGGATTGGTAAACATGATTATGAACCAAAGATCGCTGCCGGTAGTGACTGCATACTCGTCGAGTAATTGACGACGCTCTAGGGCCAATCGGTGTTGTAGGCTGCCTACTGGACTGCGTATGCCAGTTTCTTTTTCCCAGGGCACATTGTCTAAATTGCCACCAACCGGTCCGGCACCGTTATCGGTCATGCCGCCAGAATCTTCAAATACCGGCATACCAGCAAGGCGTTTTAAATCACGTAGTTCATTGGGATCAATGAACGCATCGGCGTCACCAGTTTCTCCTTGAGGTACAAAGTTGGCACTGGTGATGCGATACTGTTTCATTACTTGGACTTTTTAATACTTTCGTATTCGGCAGCCAAACGTGATTCAAGTGCACTTTCTTTAACGCCATCTTTAATTGGCATTTTACGTGCAGGTTCAGTCATGCCGTTGTCGGCACCAGGAGCAGCACCGCCTGATGGAGGATACATACGTTTCTCGCCCGGATCACCTTCGCCCGGACCCATTGTGCTACCACGCATTGAACGATACTCGTTATGCTCGGCATTGTTTACTGGTTGTGTTTTTGGCTCAACTACCGGAGCATCGGCTTCATCTAAATCTTGATCATTGCCCCAATACTCATGCATTGCGGCTTTTTTCATTTTGGCCACTGCTTCGGGTCCAAATTTTTCAGCAACATCATTCTCAATTGCTTGTAGTTGTGATTCTATTTTGCCAAAAAATTGTTCTGGATCTTCATTGTCATTGCCGTACCCCTCGTGTGATTGATAATACAAATCACAATATTGATCTGTTATGGCTTGCAAATCATCGTCCCAACCATTGGGATCTTCACGCTCGCCGTCTAAAGAATCATTCCAGTCGTCCTCACCTTCGGTTTCATCAACTGGCATTCCGGCCAAGCGACGTAGTTCGTTTACAGAAACTACATCATTGCTATCTGCCATTGGGTCTTCTTCAATTGTGACTGGATGTGTTTCCCCATCGGGACCAACAAAAGTTTTTTCGCCCTTGGCTTTGGCTATTTCAGCATCATGATGGAATATTCCAGCACCGCCGCCTTCATCTACTTCATCAGCATCAATTGGACCCAATTCCTCTGGTAATTCGCATCCAAGAATCTTACAAACTTCCGAGTAATTGATTTGATTTTCATCGCCGATATATTGAATGGCTTCTGCATCTAAATCATGTACACTACGTATTCCACTAGTGTTCATATATTCCATAGCCGACCGTTTGACTTCTTCTACTGGATCCCATCTTTCAGAAACTTCTGCTTCGCCTTCGTCTACTTCAAAGTCTTGACCAAATGCATGTGCAGTATGTTGGCCATGCGCTCTAGATTCGGCTTCTTTGTCCTTGATATATTGTCCACGTGTTTCTTCTTCCATGTCAATATAATTGTTTTCTAAAGTCAATCCAGCTAGTTCGGCTAGTTTTTGTAGTTCTTCATTGAACTGGTCAGGAGCTTGTGGAAAGTGTTGATCAATTGCGTCAGGACCATCTACACTGTCTCGATGTAGTCGATCTAATAATTCGTCATCTGATGGATGTCCTACTACTTTATTAACACCATGTGCCACATGTTTTGCACCAGTTTTAATTGCACTACCTAGTCGGTTCATCATACTGGGTTTTTCTGTGCCTTCGTCGGCCAATGCTGGCATATAGTTCTTGTTGTGTGTATGCATGTCCATGCAATCACGTAACAAGTTGCTCATGTGTCCATGAGTCTTGTAGGCTTGTGCATCGTTACGTAAACACTCTAACATCTCATCCATAGTCATGTGATGTTGTTTTGTTAGTTCTTTTAAGTTGGCTTCAAGTATTACTTTACGCTCTACTTGTTGTAGGCTTTCTTTCAAACTCATTTCTGCCATGCCTTGTTGTTTTAATCTTGCAATGTTTGCGGCATCTTGATCTCTTCCATACGTTGAATTTTTAGATAACGTGCTACCAGTACGTGCTAGACGTGCAGCCTGTGCTTTGTTGCCGTACTTTCTAATTTGAGATTGCATGGCGTTCATTCTTTCTTGACCAATCGCTGGATCTGTTTTGCCTGCAGCTATTTTATTTTGCTCGGCACTCAGTCTATCAAATTGTCGATTAGCTTGATGTGTGTTCCATGCTTCTTTGCCACGGTTAATTACATTACCAATGATGCCTTCGTTTTTGTTGCTCTTTTCAGGATGCATACCATAGTAAGCACCTAATGCTTGGTTCTTGCGTTGTTCTTTGCTTTTACCAGAGAACTTAGGGTTTTTAGATTTTTGGAAGTCATGTATAATATCACCAGCTGAAGTTTTCTTTGTGATTACTTCGCCAATTTTTCCGGTCTTTTTAAATTTGGCTTTTAATTTCTTGGCACGTTGTTCGGCAGTATCGCCAGTGTCGTCGGCATTGGTTGTGTCATCGCTGCGTGCGCCCGAGATCTTTGTTGATGGTCCTTTCCAGACTTTTGGTTGTTTAACAACTTTTTGTGAGAAAGGATTTGATCCCAAATGACTGGTACTTAGATCTGGGGCAGCATCTCCTGCAGCTTGTCTTTCTGCTTTGGTACGTGCCCCTGTCTCGCCCTTGCGAGGTACATGCTTGGGCTTGTCTTTTTTCTCTTCGTCGCTAGGATCATAACTGGTACCGTATGTGCCTTTGTGGATTGTGCCTTCCGCCACACCGTGTTCAGTACATGTACCTTCTTCGCACATGGCACATTCTGCTACACCCGGCGATTCAGAAACTTTTTTAGTTTCAGCAAACATTTGTGATAAACGTTGCTCAACGTCGCTTACTTCACGTAAACCTTTAAGGATACTGCCTTGTGCATCTACGCTTTCACGTATTTGTTGTGCTTTGGCTTTTACAGTTTCTGCAGGGGTTGGCTCAAGAGCTTTCAACTTACCTAAAATATTATAAATGTTATCGTGTGGGTGATTTTGGCTCATCGTTATTGTCCTCTTTTACCTTGCAGTTTATTTTTTGTTGTGCCCATGGTGCTCGTATTACCTTGTGGGACTTTTTTATCGTTTGTTGTTGTGCCTTTAGTAGAACTTTTCTCACGAACTTGATCTGCATTCGTGTCTTTGCCGGCAGTTTCATATTTGCGTGTGTGCTTTTCTAGTTCGGCAATCAGACTTGCAACACGTCCGGGTCCAACCAAATCTTGTGCACCTTTAACGTCTTTCAATTCGGGATCGTCAAGTAATGCACCCTTTTGATCGTGTCCCACTGCTTCGGCTTCGTCAGTGAATTCGGCTTCGTGTAAGTTACGTACATGCATCCAACTTGGATTTAGTTGTGCACGTTCTTTCAAGGTTTGCATGATGCCGATAGTGGTTGCAGGATAGGCAACTTTGATATCAAATTGCCAGCACTCGCAAGCACCGCCCCACTGCGGAAATTCTCTGTGCTCTTGAATTGGTAAACTTTTAACTGCACTGATACTTTCCAATTGGTAAGTTTCTAATGCCATTTTGATTCGGTCCATAGTTTCGCCTTTGGGATTAACACCGGCTAACTTAATACGGAATTCGTGTGGTCTTTGTAGCTCAAAGACGTAAGATTGGAATGGTTTCATTGTCATGATCCTATATTGTATATTTAGTTGAGTTCCGATTATTTGGTCTGCTTGTTCAGTATTTGTTTCAGTAACTCGTTACGATCCAGCACAATACCTTTCCCCTCAACGGGTTCGTCCACATCGGCTTCACCGCTTTTGGTATCTTTACGAATCTGATGATCCAGTCTGGCCTTGGCCAACTGTAGATTGATCATACGCAACTTTTTATCCATTTTAGCAGTTTTTGCAGTGATCGCATGGCCCAACATTGTGCCCGCAGTCTGCATGATAACACCAGCAAATCTGGGATCAATATTCATGCCCAGGTCCATGAGGTCTTCGGCTTTGCTTTTTGCTAGGTCAGCCAGTTCATCCAGCTCGGCATCACCACGTTCTAGGTCACGCACCAAGGGCAGAGCAGCATCTATTTTGCTAATTGCCGTGTCTACTTCGTGGATGATTGTTTCATTTTCTCGAATGAACTCGAGTGCTTCTTGTGCCGTAGTGTCGTCTTGTGCGCTGGCCGGAAGATTTAATAAGGCTTCTAGTTGTTTGGTCATACCTTATTTATTTGCCAACACCTTGATGAAAAATTTGTTCTTCAGTCAAGATTCTGAATTGCAAATTGTGTGCACTGCACCAGGCTCGTGCTGCTTGCCATTTGGCCATGTTTAATACTGCGGCTGCTTTGTCTCTGGTACTGCGAGCATTTTCCAGTGTGGTTTCTTTTTTGGGTTTGACTTCCCAAAGTTCTGCGTGTTTTGCTTGATTTGCATCAGTGTACATCACAAAGAAGTCAGGCACATAAATTGTTTGCTTGCCAGTAAAGGGATTGCGATAATTTATATGTATTGATTCATTGGCCCATTGCAGAATGGCCGGATTGTTGTCCAACATACGCATCACTGCATGTTCCCAACTGCTGCGGTAATGTGGATCTTTTTTGCCCACATATTTGCTTGGGTTTGTTAATTGAAACATGCCGTTGGCGTATTTGCTCATAGCAGTATAGTTCTAGTTACGTAGGGACTGGTTTGCAACGATTTCTTTACACCTAACACACTGGTAGGAACTCGATTACTGTTTAAAAATGCAATCAGATAACTGCTCAATTCGCCTTTGGGCAATGATTGAAATTGGGCCAATACCGTCAACGGATCAATATTTTGTGCTTGAGCAGTATACAACACCGAAGCAGCCAAGTTCTGTGCGGTTGTTGCATTGTTGGCATATTCTTCAAAGAAAGATACTATTGCATCATTGGTGTTGGCACTGACGTTGAACGGAATACTGTAAAAGTTATTGAAGTATTTGGGTGCCGGATTGGTTTGTGCATTTTGATTTGCTACCGGTCCGGTTACGTTGGTTGCTGTTGATACTTGATAAGTTGACATATAGTATTAAGACAATGCACCGGTAATGTCTATAGGCACAATATCCACTGCAGGAACGTCAGCGGCCCAAGAACCAAGGTCAGCATTGACTTGTGCGTCGGTTAAATCAACATAGCCAGTGTCCACAGCCGGTATACCGGGATTGACTGCATCTGCCGGTAACGTTGTTGACGATAAAATATTACCGTTGCTATCTTCTGTAATCTGTGTAAAGGTTCCGTCAGCGTTGGGAATGGTAGAAATTTGGTTGCCATTGGGCAAGGCCTGCGACACTGTGCCGTCAGCAGCAATAGTCGGGGCCGGCAATGCCGGGCGTGTTAGGTCAGCCCAGGCACTTGATGCTGTTTGTGATATTTGTTGTCCCAGCTGATTAAATACCGGCGTAATATTTTTAGAAACAAATTGACTCACTGCGGTATTTACTGCCGCTGATACTGCACTAGTCGCAGCACCAACCACCATGTTTTCAGCAGTCTTAATTACTGCTTGCGGATTGGCGATTGCGGCCGCGGCAAGGGACAATATACTGTTACCGTTTGGTCCCAGTCCTGCGGCTAGTCCGCCAGTGACTCCGTTGGCTAATGTGGTTGCTGCACTACCGGCAATGCCAATGCCGGCTGCTGCCAATTGTTGTCCCAATACTGCACTACTGGTCAGGCCCTGTGTCAAACTGCCAAGACTAGGTATGCTTAACCCACCGTTGTTGGTTCCGCCAGTTCCGGCTATAGCAGTCACAACTCCGCCAAATGCGTCGGCATAGGCAACACTGGGAAGCACTGTGGCTGCTTTTAATGATGCTTGGCTCATTAAACTGGGGTTGATATCGGTTGCATTATTTGCTAGATCGGTAATGGTACTGGGTGCGTTGGAAGCACCGCCTTGTCCGTTGTCGACCAAGTTGGTGCCGCCAATGGGTGCTATTGGACTGGGAGTATTGTCATAGTGTAAATCTATATAGCCACCAACTGTTCCAGTTGTGGTATAACCAGTTTGATATTTGACAGTTTCAAATTGCACTGTCATGTCATGACTCATTAGTCCTTGTTCGCCATTGACATGGTCACCGTGCTTGAAACTGGTAATGATGGGGTTGATCAATTCGTATTCGCTAAAGTTCTTTTGATATAGACTGTATATACGAATTGCCTGTATGTACTGATACGGTTGTACTCCGGCACTGCTGTTGTAGCCTACTGCCGGGCGAGGAGTGTATCCCCAATTAAAAGTTGGACGGCTTTGATATTTTGTTGGCGCCCCGTAAGTGGCATCGGCATAATCGGGATCGCGATAATAATAACTGTAATAGTCGTACCAAAAGTTTCTCACAGTATCGCTTTGATCATCGTGAAACGAAATTGTAACAGGATCGTATTTGATATTGTTCTGTACATAATTTTTACGATTGTACGAGTTGTGTTCTTTGACCCCAATTGTGTATTTTGGTAAGTTTACACTTTTTACAATCATGCCCATTTCTTGGGCAGTGGTATTTGATATATTGGTTATAAGAGGATTTAAATCAAATTCCACATAAAATAAGAAATTGTATTTGGGACTGAGTCTAAAGTCGCTGTCGACAAATATACGTGCAGCATGCCGATAGTCACGAAGTATAACAGTACCTGGTTTTTGGCTACCGTTTTGGTACGTTGTGTTAGAAGGCGTTAGTAAGGCGTTTATACTCATATTAATATTTAGCCAATAAAAAACCCGGAGATTAATCCGGGTTGATTAGAGAGAATAATATTAGTTAATACTGCTACCCGGTGTTTGTGTTACTACACTTGTGCCAACTCCGCCACCAACAGTTTGAATAGCATTGTCAAACTTGATGGTACAAGCGATTTGAACTGGATCACTGCTCTTGTAGTCCATTTCACCGTAGTCGACTTGACTCAAGAAGCAACCATCCAGTTCCCAGCTTTCAAGCACTGTTGGTCCCACTGTGCCATTACCACCATCTAGTATATCATAAACCAATTGGAATTTGTAATTGATACCGCTTGGTGCACTTGCTTGTTCCAAGAAGTCAAACTGTTTCTGAATCTGCTCGCCAACCAATTGGCTTACTGATCCGGTTGAATCATCACGCAAGTTAACTGTAGTTTCTTGCCATTCGGGTTTACCTTGCAAATATACTTTGCTGTTATAAACATCAATAGTGATCGGGTTGAAATTGACGTTTGGACGCTTGATATCAACCACTTGTTTTGTTAGTTCTGTTGTGGGACTGCTGACGCCAAAATTTACAAAGGTCGCACGAAAGCGATACTTTAACTTGGGCATTAACAGACCCTGCGTTGAACTACTCTGATTGTTTGCCAACGGTACTGTAAATTTGCTTAACGATGCTACTGCCATATTATTCTCCTATTACTCTTATTTATGCGATTCTATTAGGTAGAAGTCGCTCCTAGTGCTGCGATTGTTCCAGGATTATACAAGGCAATCGGTATGTAAATAAACTCAACATCTTTCATTGGTTCAATTGCTACATCAACATAAAGTTGGTTGTTAGCAATCGTGCTAGGTGTATTGTTACTAGTATCACAAATTACCAAATAATCGTATATACCACGGTGGCTTACAATGTTGTTCAATGCACTTTCAATTTGAGTTGCGATTGATTTACGTGTGATTGTGTCGTTTGGTTCAAACAAATAACCATTGCTGATTGTGTTCAATATTGTTCTTAGATAGTTTTCTAAGCGAACAACGTTGACACGATTACGTGATGTTTCATCACCACTGCGTGTTTCTTGTCCCCAAATTACAAGTCCCACACCCGGCAACTGTGTTATTGGATTGATATTGATTTGAGCCAATGCATCACGCAATCCTTGATTAATACCGTTATGGATAAACGATCCGCTGGCAGCATCAATGTAACCAATATCAGACAAATTGTCTACTAGGCCACGATGTGTTCCTGCAGGAGCAAACCAAGGATAACTTACATTATCATTGAACAAATATGTGCGTAATGCAGCATGACTTGCTGGCACTACCACGTTGTTTCCTGCCAAGTCGGTTGTTAGACCAGCTGGATAGTATACTGCCAAGTACGGACTTGCTGTTGCAAGACCGTTTCCGGTTGTATTATTGCTCCAAGCACTCAACGCAGTTGCAGTTGGTGTTAGAGTCATTGGAGTGTCGCCAATAACAAAACCAGTGTCGCCGCGATTGTTGTTAAGTGCAACCAAGCTAGGAATCAATTCTGGATAGTTTGGAGCACATAACAAGTTGAATTGGTAATTTGATTCGATTACGTCGGTGTTGCTGTTTACAGCACTCTGCATGGCTTGAACAACCAGTGCACGTTGTGCAGCTGATCCAGCATACATAACTCCGTTTTGGTCTAAACCACTTGCACTTACCCAAGTACCAGTTGCTGTAGGTAAGTTACTGGCTGCTCCAGGTACATTTGGCAGTGTTGGGAAACTTGTACTATTAAAATAATTTTGTACAAATTTCTTGACGTTGTATCCCGAACGACGTGTATTAAACAACAGTGTGCCGCGTGGATACAATTGATAGTTTGGAGCGTCTTGATCAATGTAAGTGGTGTTTAACAAATCGCCGGTTCCGGTGCCGTTACTGATCACTGGCAACGATCCGCTGATTGGATCAGTGGTGCCCGACGAGTCCCAACGTGCATCGGCAAAAATGATACCGTTATTGCTTACGTGATCTTGGTTGTTGATCTGCACCCAAGATGTGCCATTGTAACGACTGATATTGGGATAGTTAACCAAGTTGCCACTGTTTAACCATAAATCCCCAGCCACAAGACTTGCACCACTGACTTGACTTGTTGGAACTGTTGGGCTAACAATAACACCGGTTACGTCAGTTGCAGTCAACGCATAACCTCTAACATCGCTAGAAACTGTGCGGTATGCTTTCCAACCGTTGTTGTTGATCATGATGTCAATATCGGCTGGATTACTGTAATACCAATATGTTCCCGATGCTGGGCTTGCATACGGTGTTGTTGCACTGTATTGTGTCTGTGAAGTGATACCACTCCAGTTAGTAATAATGATGGTATTCAGTACTGAATTTACATTAAATCCTGAACCTTGTCCACTAACAAATCCCGCAGTAGTCAGTGGAGTACCGGTTATGTTGGTCAACGTCAGTTGTCCGCCCAAGTTGTGTATAATCGATATAGTTCCATTGGCATTGAGTGTTGCAGTAACATAAGGAATGTTAGCGGCCAATACAGCTGCTACAAATCCTGCTGCCGTTGTTGTTGTTAGTGTGACAAGTGCACTTGTTGTGTTGGTAGTTCCCGGTTGAGTAGCACTTATTGAAAATTGATTACTAACTGTAAATGTGCCAGGAGTTCCGCCAGTACCAATTGATTCGGTTGCCACAAGTTCTACTGCAAATCGCAACGAGTTGTAGGTGGAATCGTTGACTCCATAGGTAGCAATTACCTGACCGTGCGGAATATTGATTCCTCCGCCAGTCGGATCTATTCCGTATATTGCATTTGTGTAAGAACTGTAAAACGGAACTGTCAGCTGATTCCAAGTTCCTGCAGTTGCACTGTATTGATTAAACACTGGGGCAAATCCGCCACCAGTAGCAGTTGTTTTCCACCAAATACTTCCTGTTGGTTTAGGTTGAGTATCGGTAGTATACCAGCCACCACTTGGGGTTTGTGCAAAAGTACCGTAACTCAGTACTGGACAATACAACACCGAAGGACTGCCATACACTGTTGAAATTGCAGACCCGCTTAGGGTTTTTATTCCAGCAGCAGCTAAAGGAGTGTAAGTACCGTCTACTAAAGACAGTGTGCCAGCACCACTGGCTGCAAGACTGGTTACAAAGAAGGTCAATTGGTTACCAATTGACGCAGCACTTACGCCGGTAATTGCAGCATTGTTAATAGCCGTTACCAAATTGCTTAGTCCGCTGCCCGATACAGTTACATTAGAACCGTTGATTTGCAAAGTACTACTAGCCGTAATCGATGGTGCCGACACAGTTCCTTGCACAGTGGGAACACAGTTTTGCCAAGCAGGCGATCCCACTTGTACCCAAGTGTTGTTGAGTGCACCGGCTACGTTTGCTGAAATACTGGTAGTAGTACCTTTGTAAAATAATCTTATAGCACTGGCACTCGCACCAACGTTACTGTCAAATACCAAGGCATATTGTCCAGGATTCCCCACGCTACTAACTGGAGCAGGTACTGTAAACGAATAGCTTCCGGTATTTGTATCTTGTGTGATTTGGCTAGCTGAGGTGATTTTAAGTAAATTACTGTCAATGCTGGTGAATGAGCTGGTGCTAGAATTCAAAGAATAAATGCCAAATTCGGTGTTGTTGATGTCCAACCAATAGGTACCATCAGCTTCGGTTCCGGTTGGACGAATACTTGTTCCAGTCAATTGATTTAGGTCAATATTTGCACGAATTGCGTACAACTGATTGCCTAGACCAAGTGCACTATAAGCAGTCAACAAACCATATTCATTTAGTTCGCTTCCGTTAACTGGAGTACCAGTTGAACTCAATTGAAATGTTGGTGTACCTAATGCTGTTACCAAGTCACGTTGACTGGTAAAAGACTGTAGTTTTCCTGCATAAGCAGCGGTTGTGCCAACTGCTGTTGCTCCGTTATAGGTTTTGTTTTGAGCAGTTGCCAATACCACTAACGGTACTGATCCTACATTGCTGTTTACATATTGACTTTGGTCATTTATGGAGATTTGAACTCCTGGAGAAACTAGTGCCATGGTCATTATCCTTTATAATACATGTTATGAATATTTAGCAGTAATGCCAAATTTCCATGGCGTAGCAGGAGCCTTTGCAAAGGTTTGGTATAAATATCAGTATGCAAAAACGTGATTTATGTTTGGCATGCAACGTCAATGCCTGTGCCATCAACTACATCAAAGAAGGTGTGTATCATTATCGCAGCCGATGTTCTGCCTGTATTCGAAAAAGCCGAAAGAGCAAAGCAGTTCCTGCATGGGCCAAAACCGGGTACACAAAAAAACCGCAGTGCGAAAAGTGCGGGTTTAAATTCAAGTTCGCCAAGGAACAGAGTGCTGTATTTTACGTCGACGGTAACTTAAAAAACAACAATCATTTCAATCTCAAGACTATTTGCTTGAACTGCGTGCAAGAGGTGTATAAGAGCCGACTACCTTGGAAACCTGCGGAGATTGTACCAGACTTTTGAGTTGGGTAAACAATTCGTCGATGGTGTCGTTGTTGTCTATTTCGGCATCGAACTCGGTACCGGCCCAGGCAGTTTCACTGGGATGTATACCCAAGGTTTTTAAGTTTTCTACAAATACTGCATCGCCCTGATTGGCTCGTACTGCTACCGGAAACCAAGCAGGAAGTGGACCACGTTGAATCCAAATTATCCTGCCGCCCTGTGCTCGTATAGCTGCTATCTCGTTGGGAAATCTACAATCAGTGATCACAATATTGTCTTGGCTGGTACGGATTTTATTCTCTAGGCTGGCTATCCACATGTCGTCGTGGAATCCGTTTCTGATAACTTCGGTGCCCCAATACTGTAACACATGTCTTGGCGTGATGTCGCGTCCCAGACGTTGACTCCACCATTCGTCGCGTTGTTCCCGCCAGGTGCGACTCTGAGCAGTTCTACCTTCAAGCATTTGGCGATCCCAACCAAACACATGAGCCACTGCATCTTTTAAACTGCTGGCAAAACTTTCTCTACGATATCCGTGAAAGTTAACCAAATAGTCGGCAGCAGTATCTTTGCCACTACCTATTAAGCCAACCAACCCAAGTATCTGTTTATTGTTTGTGTTTACATTTGTCCCCATGCCACCTCCCAAAATTACGTGCATCTACAGTCTTGTTGCAATGATAACATGTTTTCTTAGGTTCTGCAAGATGCGATTCACTCATTCTTTTTCGAGACTCCGTTGAATGCGTTTTTCCATAGAAAGGATTTTCTTTTCCAGAAAAACCTGCACGTCCTTTATTTGCTATGCTTAATTTTTGTTTTGTAGTGTCGGACACTGGGGGTTTTTGTTTTGCAGATATGGATTTTTTGATCTTAACTTCGTTAGAATCTTTTGTGCCTAACCTAGCTTTTCTTATTTTTTCTTTCGTTTCTTCAGAATGTGATTTTCCATAAAATCCATTTTTTACACCAGGATTAGATTTCTTACTATTTTTAACTCCGGTATATAATTTAGATAATGCATCTGCATGTTTTATTTTTAATTCTTCATAGGTTTTTGAAGATACTTTATACCGTTGTTGTCCAGGACCTTTTAAATTACACATTCCCCAAGCGGCATGAATTAATTTTCTTTTAAATTTTTCTGTTGTCATTTTAGTAAGCAATAAATGACAAATAAAATGCTCCCTAGCAGTCAATGCTACAATATTGGAGGCAATGTCTTCCCCTCCAATACTCTTGGGTATAATATGATGTTTTTCGGTATATCCTAATATGGATCGATTTTGTGCGTTGGCAATTATATTGTTATACCAACTTGTGTATTTGTTATCTAAAAACATTTACTACTCCTTTGACTTATTTAGTCTAATTAGAGTAGGATAAGATACAGATTATGTCAATTACTTTTTAGGCTTTGTGGCAATATCTGTTTTACCATCTTTAACAGCAACTTTTAATGTCACCGGTCCACGGGCCTTGACCGGACTGGCTTTGTGTACATCGGGATTTTCACTGGATTCATTGGGCGTGAGTCTATGTGACTTGACTCCAAATGCTTTTTCAGCTTGATCTAAAATTTTATGTTCGCCATCGGTATAAGCCACTGTGACTAGAGCCTGCCCGGTTGGACCTTCTTTTTCAGGTTCGTGTTCGTATTTGCCATCGGGTGCACCGGCACCGCCCAAAAAGTGTGCAGCAAAACGCCACGGTGCATACGGACTCGAGTTATCCAAACTTGGATGATTTTTCATGCCCGGAGTAGCACTGACGTGACTGTCGGGCATTTTGCTTTCTTCTGTTATAATTTCTGTTATCTTCATATTGTACTTATCCCATTATCCAAGTTAGTGGCTGACTTCCATCAACATACATTTTTAAATCTTCTTCCAGCTTTTCCATTTCGGCTTGTGCTTCATTTTTAAGATCCGCTCCGTTTAGTGTAGCTCCGCCCTGTGGTCCAGCTATCTGACTAAATTTACTACGAGCCTCGCCCAAGATGCGTTTACAAAAACTGTAAGCATATTCTTGAATCCAGGGAAAAGTCTGCGGATCGTTCAACAACATCGAGTCGGGCTTTACATTGTCAATTTGTAACAGTACACTTTCGTTTTGTGTGGGATCGGGGTTGGCCCCTTGGTATGGCATTTTACGAACCAGCGTGAGTCGTTTAGTGGTTCTGTTGAATGTAAAATTCATAAATCCACCAAACATCATCATGGCCAACTTTTGATAGTCCACAAACAATTCGTAGTTGGTCAGTCCGCCAACACGTCCTGCTACCAACATATATGTATTCAAATAACCCGATGCAAACGGTTCAAATTGACTGGCCGTTGTTCCAGTCACACTTCCAATACCACGTCTGTAAATAGCCCGAATGTTTTGTATCTCTTTGGGCATGATGTATTCTTGTGTCTCGGGCAATAGTTGCAAGAACGCATAGCTTTCTTCGTATGCATTTTGAGCTTTTTGTCGGTACTTGATCATGGCCTGATTTATGGCCATTTCGTAGTGTTCTTTTTCAAGTTCGACATCTACAATGCCGTCGCCCAATCGCATACGAATATAGTCAGTGATAGCAGCACGTAAACTGTCGTTGGTATTACCATATGCCCAATTTGGATCTTGGATTCCGGGGAAGGTAACAGTATTGCTACCATCAAAGGCAATGTGTGCCCCGCTTTGCGATCCGGTGTTTGCGTCAAACAGACTGGGAGCGATTACATTGTTCTGTGCATCAAAATTCGCTTCTACTGTGACATTACTTGTGAATGGTGTACTCATGAAAAATCCCGTATAGCGTATTTATTACACTCTTACGGGATTGTCGGGGATTAAACTGCTTTGAGTAACACTATCTCACTGTTCATTCTGCCGTTTAACCGGCTTTCTGTAGCTTTAATATCATCTAAGAATTTTCTCAGCTGAACTTTGCCTGCCTTTGCAAACTCTTTAAGTTGTTCTTCTGGCTTACGTAAAGTCTTGCACACACTTTTACTTTCATCAAAGTTGATAATTGTTGTACCTTTTACACTCAAGGTCTTATACGATTCAGCTACGTATTTTCCGAGCTTTCTGTATTTTGTGTTATAAATCCACAACTCTTGTGCCCCTACAATTTCTGCAGGATTGATACTGACAATTTTTAGCTCGGTGTGTGTTTTAGCATACTTGAGTCGGGCAATTACCTTTTCTTTGCTAGGTGCCTTTTTAACCCTGGCTTTTTTGGTTGCTTTCTTGACCCCGCGATATTGTTCAATCGCTGCTATCAAGTTGTCAATCCAGGTGATCATGCGTTTGAAGTCTGCGGCTTTGTAGTGTCGATAACCTTCTTTTAAGTCTGCATCTTTCTTGGCCAGGGCCGCTTCAAGTTCCTGTTTACGAGCATTGTAAACTGCTTCGTACTTGCCCAACTGACTTTGTATCACATTATTGGCCACTAGATAGTCATAGGGTTTGAATGTACTTTTCGCACTCAAAGTTGCATCATCGTAGTGTCCTTCTAGCTCGCCAATTATTTCACTTGTTTTTTCATTCAAGCGATCTTGAATTGTGGGTGCTCGGTACGTTTCTTTGACTTCGGCTACAACTTCTTGCACTTCGGGCTCGGCACCTGCAATGGCTTCTAGTATACACTTGTCCAAAAACTCAATGTGTCTAGTCTTAAGCGGCATGTTGGCACGAATGTGTGCCATAACGATACAACAAGCGGTCATCGGAATACTGCGATCTCCGGTGCGTTCGAATGTTCGTATTTGCTCTTTTGTGAACCGCTTAGTCTGTAGTCGTAACCATTCTATGACATTTTTACGTGCATCTTTTTGACTGTAATAATAATTGTAGTAGTAAAAACTTTTGCGAAGTTTATGATCAAAGTCTGCATCGCTTAGTTCAATATCACTAGCATCCCAATCAGGTTCGCCTCCGGTATACTTTTCATCGTGAAAAGCCGGATTACGAACTTTGGTTTGTTTTGTTTTAATCTTAATGCCTGCAACTGTTGCCATGTTCTACTCCCAAAATAGTATTATAACATCTAGTTCATTTTAGTGCAATGTTAGCGGCCACTAACCTTGCAAACGGATCTTGCCCCCACTGCCAGCCCTCGGGCATTACGGTTTGTAATCCCAATTCGGTATCTAACCTATCGGCTTCTTCAGTGGTAATTAGCACGATTGCCAAATTGCTTTTGATCATTTGTGCCACTGCGGCAATGGTTGCACCATTAACTGTCATTTCAACTGCATGATTGTGAATCAAGATACAGGGCACGACGTGTTCTCTGTAAGTATTGGTATCGGTTCTAGCACGACTTTCGCCAACGGTTAGCAAATGATCAATGTCATCACCACTGAGCAATTGCCTTGCGGCATCTAACATGTACTGATCTTTGTTATCAAAAGCATTACGATAACGCCGGGCAATCTTTTCAAAGATGTTGCGTTCTGCGACCTCTTTAGTGAAGACCTTAACTGCACTGGTTCTGCGATTTTGTGGTATTGTTTCAATATTTTCAATTATGTCCACAATGTCAAAAAACACTTCAAACCAATCGTCATCGTCTTCGTGTTTGATGCAATAATACTTGCCGGTCTTTTTAGTAAATTCGTAACCTTCAGCTTCACAGGCAATTCGTATATCCTCTAGATACTTGCTTTGCAGTCCTAAAGTATACATGTCGGGCTTGATCTCGCACTTGATACCGTTGTTGGTACGCATGGCGTAGATAAACTGCGGATCTGAATACTGAGTTTGATCTATAGCATTCGTGTATCCGCGGTCGGCACATTGTTGTTTGAACACCGCGAACGGCATTGGCATCTTTTGGCCTCGGGCCATATACTTCTCCTGTAAAACTATATTATACTACATTTTGAGTAAAGTGCCAAATGTTAGGTGTTGTTCTAATACAACAAGAGCTTCGTCTAATCGTTGGGCTATTTCTGTGTACTTTGGTGTTAATCGATTTCGGCGGCGACATTCTACAAATTCCCCGTCCAGTTTTGCCCAATATCCCACACAATTTTGTAACATCAAATGCAATTTAGCATCGCCCAATCGTACTACAATGGGACGGGCATCTGCGATTCTATTGTAAAGTTCAGGGCTATGTGACTGCATAACTGTAATTATACTAGATAAATCATTAGTTGTCAATTTGGGTAAATACACAATAATCTAGGAAACGACAGTGGCAAGACTCTCACTTTGGCAAGATGGCCGACACAGCAACGACTACAAGTTCTTTGATCGCAGAATCAGCGAAATGTTTACCATTGGCGGGACTGGCATATTGTTGAACAAATATCTAGGCCCCACTGCTCAAGGTGTGCAGTTGTCTACCAGTGCCGGGCAAGCTGCAAATACCGATCCGCTGATATTTAGCAACACCAATGGCGTAAAATTAAACGATTTTGTCTACGGCACAGGCATTCCTCCCAAAACTCAAGTTCTATCAATTACCACAACATCAATAACTCTTAGTGCCAGCACAACCAGCCTGGTCGGCACCGGAGTTACCATTGGATTCAGTAGCGACGCCACTCAACCCAGTTTTACCAATCAAAGCGAATTGAACATACAGGACCTGTTGTGGACCGAAACTCGCGATAGAAAATACGATACTTCGGTTTACAAGATGCGTGGCATTTATCAACGTGCCGACCAAGACTTTGATTTGAGCCAATTTGGATTGTTTTTGCAAACTGGCACTATTTTTATGGTATTTCATTTACGCGACATGGTAGACACCATTGGACGCAAGTTGTTGAGTGGGGATGTACTCGAACTCGAGCATTTGAAAGATTACGACAGTTTAAATCAAGATGTACCAGCAGCATTAAAACGTTTCTATGTTGTTGGCGACGCAAGTTTTGCCTCGGAAGGATTCAGTCCCACTTGGTGGCCACATCTGTGGCGTGTCAAACTCAATCCCTTGGTAGACAGTCAAGAATACAAAGATATTCTCAATAATCTTGCTGCAGGTCCCGGTACTACTACTCCGGTGGGATCAATATTGAGTACCTACAACACCTACTTGAATATAAATCAAGCTGTTACAGCACAAGCCGAATTTGATGTTCCCTTGTCCGGTTACGATACCAGCCCGTTTTATACTCAGTCGTTTGCAAACGGCATAGCAGTTGGCGGAAATGCAATCACTAGCGATTCCGGCACCATCACTGCCGACAATGTCAATATCACTGCCGACAGCGGAATACCCAGTCCCGATTACAAAATTGAGGGCTACTTGACTGCTGACGGACGTGCTCCCAACAACATAGTGACCGGAGCCGGCGTTGCCTTCCCAAGCAGTCCCAAAAATGGCGACTACTTTTTGCGGTTGGATTATCTGCCTAACAGATTGTTTAGATTCAATGGTAAATTTTGGGCCAAGATTGAGGATGCAGTACGCACCAACTTGACTCCGGGTGCTACAAATAATCAAACACAACGTACAAGTTACGTAAATAACACAAACACTTTTGTAGGACCAGATGGAACTACACAAAACAGTTTACAACCACTAAGTCGTGTTCTGTCTATTAGAGCCGACAACAACGAAAGTTAATCATGGCCAGTCTAGTTCAATTTACATACGATGGGCAAATCCGTAGATTTGTAGCACAGTTCATGCGAATGGTATCAAATTTCCAAGTAGAATTTGGAATGGATGCTACTGGAAATCGCACTCTACAAACTGTTCCGGTTTATTATGGATCTCCAAGTCATCAAGCCGATACAATTATTAGGCTCAACAGTGAAAATCCTTTAAATGCAGTGCCGGCAATGGCCACCTACATCAATGCGTTGACTTATGATCGAGAGCGGATGCAAAATCCCTATTTTGAAAGCTATCAAAGAATCATTGAACAAAACATAGATCCTGTTACACAATTGCCAACTGGAACGCAAGGCGGTGCGTACAGTGTGGAGCGAATGATGCCGGCACCGTATCGATTACAAATGAAGTTGGACATATGGACCAGCAACACTGATCAAAAGCAACAATTGCTTGAACAGTTGTTGCCCTTGTTCAATCCCGGCTTTGAAATACAGAGCACTGACAATTACCTAGACTGGACCAGTTTAAGTGTTGCATTATTGACCGATATAAGTTACACTAATAGAACTGTGCCGTTGGGCACCGACGACAATATAGATATTGCAAGTTTGACTTTTGATTTGCCAATTTGGATAAGTCTCCCAGCCAAGGTCAAAAAAGCCGGCGTTGTAGCACAAATTATTGCCAACATATACGATGTTGGCGGCGACCTTAACATTGACATTGTAAACACAGTGGCCAACACTCAAATGCGATTTACTCCACTCAGTTACGATTTAATCTATATGGGCAATACACTTACCCTGTATCAGCCTTTGCCCGAATCAGGAGAAGGCACTGCAGCATCGTGGCAAAACTTGATTACCAACTACGGCAAACTAACCAACGGCATAAGCCAAGTGCGACTGTCATTTGACTACACCGACGGCAATCACGAAATTGTTGGAGTTGTGGCATACAATCCCAGCAACCCCACACAATTGTTGTTTACTCCTGATACGCAAACATTTCCGGCCAATACATTACCACCAGTCAATGCCGTAATTGATCCCTATACTGTAACTGTTGACAACAATATTTTACATCCCACAACCGGCACTAGATATTTGATTCTAAATCCCATTGGCGATGCCAATAGTACCAGTGCTGCTGCTTGGGCCGGAGCTCCGGGAACCAATTTGATTGCTCGTGCCAATGACATTATCGAATGGAACGGTAGTTATTGGACTGTGGCATTTGATAGCAGTAATACATCCATACAGTATGTTACCAATTTGACCACACAGATACAGTATGTTTGGAACAACGGTGCATGGACCAAGAGCTACCAAGGAGTGTACAAGGCCGGTAATTGGAGTTTGGTGTTGTAATGAGCGAGCATTTAGAAGGATGCGGGGCATTGATTTATGCTCGAAGTACCAACCGATATTTGTTTTTGCTACGTAACAAAAGCCGACATTCAGGCTCGTGGGGCATAGTAGGCGGCAAAGTGGATCTTGGCGAAACTGTGATGCAGGGCTTGATTCGAGAGATCCGCGAAGAAATTGGAGCGGATTATTCTACGCAAAAATTTATTCCACTCGAAACATTTACCGCCGACAATCGTAAATTTGTGTACTATACTTTTCTTGTTGGTGTTGACGCCGAATTTGTGCCTGCACTAAACGACGAGCATCGAGGCTATTGTTGGGTTGAACTAGATGATTACCCCAAGCCGTTACATCCCGGCTTGTGGCGTAGTTTTAGTTTTGATATTGTGCGTAAAAAAATTAAGACTTTGGAAAATATTCTCAATTAAGCAGCCAATAAGCCAAGATCGGCTTCGAGCACAAAATCCTTGTAATTGATTTGTCTAAAATTTGGTAACACGTTGTGTTGATCGTGTGCCCACCAAGTGGCTTCCGGCATTACTCTAACGAACTCTACATCACTGTATGTAGTCATTACTGAATGCAGTGATTGTGTAAAGAACACATTTGAATGCAATTTATCAGTCAATTGGTATCCATTGGTACCTTTGTAAATGTTGTTATACGGACCTGTTTCGTCATAACTGTCAAATCCCAATAAAAATACTTTCTTGTGTCCATCAAAGCAGGCCATGTATGCAGCAACTGCTCCAGAATCTAGATATAAATTTTGCGGTATTAAATAAAATCGATTTGAGTAAGTCAACAAATAATCGGCATTGGCGTAAACAATATTGTCGGTGCAATAGTTGGACTCGGCAATTTCTCGAACAATATCTTCGCCAACTGCAACCAAAAAATCTGGCGTATAGTCCCGGTATAGGGCATTGCATCCATAAGTTTGCAAGCTGTCTATTCCGCCTAGTCCGGCCACGTGTTTTACTACCAAATTCAAATCAAAATTGGCTCGGCTTTCGCCATTGCCAATTACTGCGGCCTGTGTTGTGGTATGTGTGTTGAACACATTGTTTGGCACCAATTCCAATTCAGGGGTCCAAGTATTATTTGCATAGGTCAAGTTCTTGACCACGCTTTCGCCACTGTAGGTACTTCTGTAAAGTCGTTTTATTTGTTGCATTTGATATCCTGTTTAGAATCTTCCCACCACTACTTCAATGGTTGCTATTGTACTTGTATTTATCGCTTCCAAGGCTTTTCCCAATACACACCCTGGCAAAAATTTGCTATTGTCAATGGCTTGAGCAACACCGGGAGTGTTGCTGGTCACTAGTACTTGTCCTTTTACCACTGGTCCTTGTACACGACATGGAACTCGACCAGTCAATGCCACTGGTAATCCTTGATTATTATCGTTCATTAGATAAGCAGGGTTCGTAGATATTACGCCTGCTACTCTAGTGTCGTGGCTTGTGTCGGTTGTTGTAATTTCGGCTTCGCCACCAAATACTACCACAGTGCCTGGTGGGTATTGATTGTCGCTTGTATAGTTTTCAGCCAAGTCAGCATATTGTGCGTGTATTGCAGTTCCATAAATAGTACTCCACCATGCCGTGCTTGATCCCAACGTGGTAGTAACGTTGGCCACCGGTACCACACTACCAGTTTGTACAGTCATGATAGCAGTATTACCGGCCCATAGAGTTTGATAACCGTTTTGTGAAGAACTACCTCGAATATATTGTGTAAAACTGTCCCAACCCACAGTGGCATAATTAATACCAAATCTTGCAACTTCACTACCTGTAGTATTAACTGATACACCGTTTTGCGCTGATAATTGAAAATTATTGTCACTACCGTGTGTTAGTACGTGAGTAATGCTAGTTGAAATCGTATTATTTTGATATATGTTACCACCAACTGTTAGGTTGCCGGCTATACTGATAGTGTTGGAATAGGTGTGTTCGCCGGTTGTGGTGTTGTACATGACCACGTTGCCGATATTACCTGTGTCGTTGCGTGTGGGCTTGACAAAGAAGCCGGTAATACCATTGTCGTTCAATGTGCTACCAGTTGAATTCAATATTATACTAGACGCCGATTGCACTACTCCGGCTTGATTACCAATGGCCACTGCATTTGTTGCTTGGTTTGTAGATCCAGCCCCTGGTCCAATTGCTACTGCTCCTGCTCCAGCATACGATGTTCCAGCATACGATCCAATAGATACCACGTTGGCATTATTGCTGTTAAAGCCGGCATTGTATCCAATCAACACACTCTGTGCACCAGCGGTGTTTTGACCCGCTTGACCGCCAATAACAACACTGTAAGCACCTTGGGTATTGTAACCAGCATAAGTACCAATACCAACAGCATAAGTACCTTGGCTAATTGCGCCAGCACTGGTGCCCAACGTAACAGTTGATTGAGTAGTTTTTAAACTGCTGAATGTTGCGGCACCGGGAGTGGTACCGCCAATTGTGCCCGGACTTGCGGGATTGAAACTGTTGCCGCCGCTGCTGAACGGTTGGCCGTTACTGCTCCAAAGGATACCGTAATTACTGACCAAAAGATTGCCAGAAACAGTGGCATTGCTGCTTATGGTGGCGGTTCCTGTGCTTATGGCATTTGTGGTAATGGTATTGGCGTTATAGATATTACCGGTGGTAATGTTTCCGTAATTTGATACTGAAATATTTGATGCGGTAATTCCTGCATTTGAAGTCAAAGCAACTACAAAACTTTGTGTACTTTCACTCCAATAAAACGCAGCATTTGGCACTAGGCCGTGTGCTCGATTAAGGATAAACCCCACATCCACGTTAGCCGAACTTGCACCAGCATTCAATACTGTCATTGATTCATTGAAAACTTCAATATTGGTTTGAAGGTTATATATTGTCGGTCTCGTTAACGCCATTTATTACATCCGTGTTATTGTATATTTATTAAAAACAAAAGGGCCATTAAGGCCCTTTTTTTACAGTTTTTGCTGGTATTAAACTCTGCCCACAACCACTTCAATAACGCCTTTGGCACTTACGCCAAAATCTTCTAGTGCTTTTCCCAAAACAGTTCCCACTGCCGGAGTGTTATTGGTTTTTGCGTATCCAAATCCGGCACTGACTAGCAAATCACCTTTGGCTACTGGTCCAATCACTTGGCAAGGCACACGTCCTATCAGTGCCAATGGCACCACGTACTGTCCAGTTAATGCACCGTTCATTAGATGTGCGGGATTGGTAGAGACTATTCCGGCTACCGCAGTAGTATCTGCCGAAGCTAGTGTAACTTCTTGATCGCCGCCAAACATTAGAACTGTTCCGGGATTGTAGAACTTATCGGCTTGATAGTTTTCGGCCAAGTCAGCGTATAATGCATGTACCGCAGTACCGTAAAAGTTGTTCCACCAAGCAGTAGTTGATCCAATGTTGTATGTTACGTTGGCTGCTGGTGTAATATTACCAGTTGCCGTTTCGTTTTGAACCGATGTTGTTGTGCCCTGTACTGTTAAATTGCCCGATACTGTCAAATTGACAAAAGACGCAGGAGTAGTACTAGTGGTACTGATATTACCTGCAGTAATAACGTCACCGTTGCCGGCAAATATTGTTGTTGGCCCTACTGTAAGACCGTTTTGTACTATAAAATTTGTGTTTACGCTTGCTACCATTTTTGTTTTTCCTTGGTTCCATATTCCCCAGAAGAATTAAAAGCTCAGGGTAGACCATCTACCCCGGCCAATTAAATTGCCATATAATCTCGTTTGATCCTCAAGATTGTATTGGCATTTGTCGTAGTAGCCTGCAATTGAGCAATATTACCACTTGTTGATCCGCTATAAGTTACCAGTGTATTACCAGCAGTATTTACTCGACCATAACTTGACATGTATACCGATCCAGCACCTGCTCCGTTACCAGTATGTACCATTAATACTTCAGTGATTTCGCGAATAGTTGTACCAGCCAATGTTGCTGTAATAGTATACTTGGCACTACTATAAGTATTGGCATACAAGTTATCAATTACACTTGTACCAGCACTGGCTATTGTCACGTTACTGCCGTTGGTCACAAAACCACCGTTGGTGTCAATTGTGTACTGTGTTGTGGCCTGTGTTGTGCCTGTTACAAAAGTAATGCCTGTTCCGGTTGCAACGTTAACTTGGTTATAACCCGAAACATCACTTAATCCCAGCACTGTGGCAGTGGTTGTCAGCATACGTACATCAATTACGTCAGTGGTTTGCGGAGCTTCGGTAAATGTTAGTGTTGTTCCTGATACCGAGTATGCCAGTGTTGGTATTTGTACTACACCGTTGATGCTTACAATACAACTTGCAGTGGTTTGGCTGGTGCTCAAGGTAAAGTTGGTTTGCGATCCAGTTCCTGTAAACTGTTGGTCAGCAATAACTGTAAAGCTACTGCTTGCCGATTGCCAACTTGTGCCGTTATACCATTCAATTGCATTGGCAGTTGAGCTATAGCGGAACATACCAGTAGTATCTGTACCACCACTGCTACCTGGACGTTGTGCGTTAGTACCAACCGGCAACAACATTGAGTCTGTACTGTTAACAACAAACTTGGCACCTTGTGCAAAACTTGTGCTTGCTGCATTGCCACCAATGATAACTGCGTCATATGCAGTCAGTGGCTTGGCATAAATCAGTGTTGAGTCGTTGACACCTTGCATGATAAATGCATTTTGGTTTGCGCCACCTGTTGTGCCTGCACTGGCTTGGTTGTGGTTAAACAACGCACCGCCCATATAGTACGATGAACCGCCAATATAAACGTTGCCGCTTACACTTGCCCCGCCCCAAACTTGCAATGCCCCAGTATTGGCCGCTAATGTGTTGTTATTTGTTGACTTGATAACTACCACGTTGCCGCTTGTGATACGTGCAACTTCAAATTGTGTTGTTGTACCGCCTGTGGCAAATATGATATCGTTACTTTTATAGGTGTTTAATATCAAGTTACCACCACCAGTTGTGGTGTTACCGGCAACAATCAAATATCCGTCGTTGGGTTTGTACAAACTGTATGCAGCTTGACTGTATCCTGAACTGACAATACCCATGTCAACATAAGTGTCGTTGTCGCTACCGTTGTTGGCCACTGCAGCAATATCAGTACTTGCATTGTTACCAGCATTGGCATTTTGTATTGTAAACTGTGAGTAGTTGTTGATACTGTATCCAACCTGTATCGGTGCGTTTGCAGGAGTGTAATTTAAACTGGATCCAAATACACCAGTACCACCAACATATATGTTACCGGTTACGCCAACACCGCCTGTTACTTGTAGTGCACCGGTTGCGGTACTGGTACTTGACGCACCGCTAGTTGCTGCAACTGTACCGCAACCGGTAAAGGCTCCGTTAACTTGCAGGGTTTGAATATAACTTGTACCACTTCCGCTAAATGCTACTGCACTCAATGTTCCAGTGTTTGGAACATAACTCAAGCTACCGTTTACTTGAGCTTGTACATTACCAGTAGTACTTTGTCCGCTCAGTATTGGATAGAAAGTACTACCGCTGGTGTTATTTGTAACTCCAGTATAGATTGCAGCGTTTGCTGCTGGATAGGTTCCGCTCAAGGAACCAATTGAGATGTTGGTTAAATAAGCACCAGAACCAACAAATGCAGTTGCATAAACGTTACCGGTACTGGGGTTAACGTTGACTGTTGTGGTTGTATTGAATGTACTGTTACCACTTGTGGCATTGGCAAAGCCCAAGTAGAAAGTTTGATTATTGGTTACATTTTGAACTGCTTTGTAATAGCTTACGTTGGCAGTGTTTACTGTACCGTTAACGTTGCTGCCGGTCAATGACGTCAAGTAAGTACCTGTACCAACTACGTTGGCACCGGTATTACCAATTGTGGCAGCATTTACTGTAGCAGTTGTAACCGAAGTTGTTGCATTTAATGTAGTAAAATTACCAGTACTTGCATTAGTAGCACCAATAGTTGTACCATTAATACTTCCACCTGTTATAACTGCATTAGCAGTCGAAAGTCCAGTAGAAGCCAACACATAAACACCATTTACGTTTGTTCCTGTTACAGTTGCACCAGTGTTACCAATTGTGGCAGCATTGACTGTGGCAGCTATCAATGTGCCTGATAATGTTTGGTTGGCACCTGAAAATACTGCACCGGTATTACCAATTGTGGCCGCATTGACTGTAGCAGCAATTAATGTGCCCGATAATGTTTCACTAGCACCAGTAATTGTAGCACCTGTGTTACCAATTGTGGCAGCATTTACTGTACTTGCAATAATTGTACCAAATTGTCCACTTGCACCAACGTTACCGATCGTTGCTGCACTTACAGTACTTGCAGTTAACCCAGTACTAGCATTTAATGTAGTAAAGTTACCGGTACTGGCAGCAGTGCTACCAATTGGAGTATTTTGTATGCTTCCGGCATAAACTGCTCCTGCAATACCCGCACCGCCAGCCACCTGCAATGCACCGCTTGTGGTATTAGTACTTGTTGTTGTTTGATATATAATCAAACCCACGTTATTTTTAAATCTTGCCTGTTGATTAACTAAACCTTGACCATTTGTTGTGATTACAACGTCGGTGGCACCTTCAGTGCTCAATATCAAATTACCGTTACTGTTTGAAGTTCCTTGAACATACACATAACCATCAAGTGGATAGTTTAATTCGTTGCCGCTACCACCAACAAAGCCCGAACTGTTGATACCCATGTCAATGTAGCCAGAGCCAGCAGTTCCTGTATCCGCAGTGGCCACAAAGTCAGTTGACGCATTGGCTCCTGAGTTGATATTCTGATGGTTTATTTGTGCGTAGCCATTAAAGTTGGTACTTGCTTGTATCACCGTTTGTGCTTGTACCACATATCCCGAGCTTATACCAGTAAATAATGCACCAAATCCTGCTGCGTTACCGTAAAAGCTACCGTTGTTACCTGTAATTTGTGTAGTATTGGTATTTGTTAAATTAATGTTTCCGCCAACAAACAAGTTACCAGCAATGTAAGCACCGCCCTGTGTTACTTGCAATGCACCAGTATTAACTCCTGTATTTGGAATATTGTCAGTGAAGTAAGCTAAACCGGCAACGTTTAAGTTACCGCCAATGCCAGCTCCGCCTGATCCAGCCACAACCAATGCACCAGTCGTTGCACTTGTACTTGCAGTGCCACTAGCAGCAACAATATTGCCCGATGCAATTGTTGTGCCGCTTGAAGTCAATGTTGTAAATGCACCAGTGCTGGCAGTGGTGTTACCAATTGGAGTATTTTGAATACTTCCGGCATATACTGCACCTTGTATACCTACGCCACCAGCAACTTGCAACGCACCACTTGTGGTATTGGTTGCTGCTACTGTTGAATTTGCTGTCAGTGTGCCAGCAACAACTTCGGTCTGATTAACGATTTCGCTGTTTACACTGGTCACTGTGCCTTGTACAGTTAAATTTCCTACAATAGTGGCATTTCCGCCCACATACAAATTAGCACCAATACCAACACCACCAGTAACTTGCAAGGCACCGCTCGTGGTATTGGTTGATTGTGTTGTTCCAGTGATGGTTGCACTACTACCAGTAAATGCCGCACCAGTATTACCAATTGTGGCAGCATTGACAGTGCTTGCTATCAAGGTACCCGACAATGTTTGGTTGGCACCCGAGAAGCTGGCCCCTGTATTACCAATTGTGGCAGCATTTACTGTGGCAGCTATCAGCGTACCACTTAGCGTAGTATTCACAAAAGATGGACTTGCAGTTGTCCTTACATCTTGCGGAGTACTAATGTTTGCATACGAACTGCCAACTGCAATGGTTACACCGTTTGTACTTGCAAATGTCAGTGTTCCTCCACCACTTAATGTGCCCGAACCGCTTGTGCCAACTAAACTAAATCCGGTAGAAACAGCGTTACTGGTCAAACTCACAATACGTCCGTATTGATCGGTTTGTATTGTGGGAATATTGGTTGCACTACCAACTGAGACTGCTCCTGGTCCGGTCAACGGTAAAGTAACTGCGTTTCCGCTGATGGCTAAATTACCAGCACCAGAACTTGTGCTTAGTACTCGATTGCCCGAATCATAAACACTTCCGGCATATACTGCACCGCCTACTCCAAGGCCGCCTGTGCCAGCGACCACCAAAGCACCAGTTGTGGTATTTGAGCTAGCAGTTCCACTAGCAGCAACTATGTTGCCATTGGCAATGATTGTACTGCTGGTTGTTAATGTACTTAATGCCGCAGTGCCAATAAAATTTCCGTAAAGTGTTGTTGCCGTAACATTGCCAGCCGATATGTTACCAGTGCCGCCACCAACGTTAAAGTTAACGTTGCTTGCACCCAATGCGACTATTGTTGCAGCACCACCCATGTTGATATTAGCAGTAGTAGTATTGAATACTGTTACGTTAGATGCACCAACTGCTGCGTTTAGTATGTTTGTGGCAACAGTGCCACTAGCACTGCCAGTTGAAAGGTTTGGAGCGTTAAAATACTGTGTTGCTGGATCGTACCATAAGTTGCTACTTACACCAACTTGACTGTTGCCAGTTGTAGCAGTATTACCCAACATTATTGGCAAATGAGCGTTTGTTGTATCAACGTTTAAATTGGTCTGAACGTTTATTGCCACGTTGGCAGTGGCCACTGTGCCAGATATATTGCTAGAGCTCAATCCTGTGATATATGTACCGGTACCAACAAGGTTGGCACCAGTATTACCAATTGTGGCAGCATTGACTGTGGCAGCTATTAGAGTACCTGTTAGTGTTTCACTTGCACCTGAAAATACTGCACCTGCATTGCCAATTGTGGCAGCATTTACTGTAGCAGTAGTAATTGATGTTGTTGCGTTTAAGGTTGTAAAGTTACCAGTACTAGCAACAGTTGCCCCAACAGGTGTGCCATTTACACTACCTCCAGTAATTACTGCATTAGAGGTTGCCAAGTTAGTTGGGTTACTGTATACAGAATTTAGTGTTTGGAATGTGCCTGTAGCACCAGTATTACCAATTGTGGCAGCATTGACTGTGGCAGCTATCAAGGTGCCGGTCAGTGTTTCACTTGCACCCGAAAATACTGCACCTGAATTGCCAATTGTGGCAGCGTTTACTGTGGCAGCAATTATTGTTCCGCTTGTGGTAAGTCCGGTCAGTGTGCCTACTTGAGTAATACCGGTATACGCACCAGAGATTTGTGCACTTGGAACTGTGCCCGAACTCAAATTGCTTGCATTTAGTGCAGTCAAATAAGTTCCAGTACCGTTTATGTTTGCACCAGTGTTACCGATTGTGACTGCGTTTACAGTATTGGCAATCACTGTGCCGTTTACTGTTGCACTAGATGCAGTCAGTGTGGTGAATGTACCGGCTGCGGCTGCGGAATTACCAATGATACCTTGAAAACTGGCTCCGGTCACAGTATTTAAAGCACTTGCTCCCGATACTGTTAGTGCACCGCCAGTGGTTAAAGATCCGGCCGATAATCCGTTTGTGACTGTTTGACTAATACTGAATACGTTACCGATACGTAAATTGGCATATCCCGAATTGTTGATAACTCCAGTGGTAGTACCAGTTTCTGTGGTCAAAATACCCTGAAATTGATTGCTGGATTCTTCCCAGACCCAGGCCGCGTTCACGCTCTGACCGCCGTAACCGGTGACCGGTTGCAGGTTACGATTCATTAAAACACCAATATCGTATGTTGGTGAACCGGTGTATCCGTTGTTAAAAACCACTAACGGATCGTTGACGTATGTGTTGACTGAGTTCAGTTGCGTATAGCTGTTTGCAACTGTAAAATTACCAAGAATTGTAACATTACTGTTCAAGGTCAAATTTGTCGCAAACAAATTACCAGTCACTGTTCCCGATTGAACTTTGTACTGTGCGTTAATTGTACTGTCAGTGATCTGATTATTTTGTATGCGTGTTACGGCCATTTTAGTTTCCTTAGTGTTGATAACTAATACTATTTAGTACAGCCGTGGCAAAAGAAATCTTGCTAGTTTGCGTATCTTTGAGATTGAGCAATTACAAATTCGTAATCGTTAGATGTTGAAATAAGTGCGTTGAATTCGTAACTGAGTTGGCGAAGTCGAACTTGTTGCCAATAAATTCACAATATTTCCGCTCACGTTGGCCGAGTAAGTGACGGTGTTTGCAGCAGTTCTAACATTGCCAATAGTATTTACTGCGGTTGTGCCCGAATTTTGTACTAGTATAATTTCGCTAAATTGCGAATCTGACAGAGTTGTGCTAGAAATTAGGTATTTGGCACTACGGTACTGTGCAGTTGAAAAGCTATCTATTATGGCAGTTGTTGTGCCAATTTGTACGTTGGCAGTGTCTACAATTTCAAAATCTAGACTGGTAGAAACGGCTGTAGCAATATATCTAATATCCACTATGTCGCTAGACAACGGCACTTCGGCAAAAGTGATTGTTGATCCTGTAACAGTATATGCCACTCCCGGACTTTGTACAGTACCATTGATACTGACCAAAATGCCAACTGCGGTAGTGGTTTGATTCAGTGAAAAAGATTGATTTACTCCGTCGGGTGTGATTTGCTGATCGGTTATGCTGTTTGTGACCGAAACCCAGCTGGTTCCGTTGTAAAATTCAATTACACTGGTGTCGGTGTTGAATCTTATAAACCCGGCTGCAGCAGCGGGACGTGCCGAAGTATTCCCCGAAGGCAATCCAACTGCGGTGTTGGCCCGGAAAACTGTGCTGGTAGCAACATTGGGGAAAATATTGTCAGTGCTTATATTTCCCGTGACATTTCCTGTGATTGCAAGATTGGCCACAGTCAAATTGGCGTAGTTGCCGATGCCTAGAGTGCCGGTGTAACGAGCACCCACTGCATAAACCACATTGGCCACGTTGGCCACCGGAGTGGGCACATTGGTGTCGGCAAAGTTAACAATACCGGCTATGTAATCAAAGTACCAACTGTCACTATTTCCGCTACCGCCTACTGGTAAGTTGGTAAAATTAACTGCTTGGGCACTTGATGCACCCGGGGGTCCGGCATACAATTTCAGCTGATATCCTGCACCAAATTGCGGACTGATCCAATTGGTCAAGCCAGTGGTCCAAGTTTCTTGAGCTACACTTTCGCTCAAGGCTGCTGTTTGCACAACCGAACTTGTGCTGCTACTGTACACTGTTACCACGCTACTGTTGCTGGTAGGCAATGTTGACACGTTGGGAATCGAGTAGTCTTGTTGCCATATGGTACTGCCCGGGGTCAATTGAGGACTGGCGTTTGCTTCGTTTGCAGGCGATTTGGCAGTGCTGGTGTCAGTCTTGGAAACCCCACTAAGTTTCTTATAAAGTATATCAACTAATTGTGTTTGGGAAATAGTCATATTAGTTAGTTGGGTTCGCTATAGATAGTACTGATACGCTTTGACCAGATGTTAGTTTAATACGAATATAAATTTCGTTGTTTGTTGCCGATGTAGAACTCACTGTACCAAAAGTACAAGTGACACTGTATGTGCCGTTAGAGTTTAATGTAGCAGTACCGCCAGTACTGCATCCGGCTGATCCGTTACCGCCACTGCCGGTTCCAGGAACTCCCGATCCCGCATAGGCCACGGCCATGTTGATCCAGCCGTTTGTGGGCGAGGCAGTTGTATCAATACTGCTTCCGGGCAGTGCTACCCATAGGCCAGCAATGGTTCCTGTCCAGGCAATATTAAATTTACTTACTGCAGCCTTGGTCCACTTAAAGGTAAAGTACTGTGCACCACCGCCTCTGGTACTGAGATTTGGGCCCACTGGCAAGTATCCCGAACTGTAGTTTGTGGTATCGTATTTTAGTAAAGCAGCCACCACCGTTGCATCGGTTGCATAAAATGCTCCAGTTGTGCTATTAAATGTGGCTTCACTTCCGGTGTATGCGGGATTGTCTGCAGCCGTACCGGCGTCGGGATTTACTATTCTGTAAGCTGCACTGGCTCCGGTAAAACTGTTTGTAATTGCAGTTTCTAAAATCTGTGTGCTGCCGTTGTTGTACAAAACTGTCGATCCTGGTGTAAAATTGTATGATCCTTGATTATAACTATTACTGACGTAGACTGTGGGTCCAGCAGCACTGCTGCCAAATCCACTGATCACTGTGGCAGTGGTTTGGAAATAAGCACTGCCTGAACTAACGTATAGACTTGGAGCCAGCGGTGTTGATATTCCAGCTGAAGAATAAGTTATGTTGCTGGGAGCATTTACAGCACCGCCACCTGTAGTAGTACTAAACAAGTTTGTACTGTTTGGATACATGTTTCCACTAAGAGCATTTACGTTGCCTTTAAGAGTAAAAACTGAACTGCTATTTAAATGCGGAATAGTACTCGAGTAAGTAACACTATTAGAAGTAAGAGTCATACTGGTGTTACTAAATGCAGGAGTTCCCGGAGCAGCATTATCATAATACCATGTAACAGTATTGGTACTAGTACCAGTGCCACTGTCCGAAATGCTTACACGATTCCAACCGGGTGGTATTGATGAACCAGTGGCATAGGTGCTGAACACTGTCCAAAATCCCGCAGTTACCGAACTGACCACTGCATGGTAATCTTCCACGTTGTACACATATATGTTGCCGTTTGTGGTGTTACTGTTGCTGCCGGTTAGCGTTACATTTCCGCTGGGAATACCGTTAAGATAAGCTGTAATAGTGCCGCTGCTGCCCGGACCAACGTTGGTAATACCAGTGCTGGTGGTATACGATGCCGAGCGTACTGCATTAACCAATGTTCCGCCGGCAACACTCAAATTTCCCCACCCACTGTTGTCTACTTGTGTAAAGTTGCACATAAGTGCAGCAGTTGTGGCCGAGCTCAATGACAGTGTTTGCGAACTTGGAAAATTTGGCGGGCTTGGCGGGACCAGTTTGCCAAGCACATAATTTAATTCGGCAATGGCATCGGTTACATCGGTTGTGGTGGTCAAGGACACTGCGTTACTTACCAAGGCCCCGGCCACATTTGATCCTAGTGGAACTAAATTTCCCGTGATGCTGCTGCTCAAACTGCTGACACTGATAAAACTCAACCCGCCAGCACCATCGGTGCCAACAACATAGCCGTTGGTGCCTCCAGCAATGGTTATGTTGGAAATATTGCCTAAATTTAATTTGTACCCGGGATCAACAGTAATGGTGTTGCCCAAAACATAGATATTGCCCAGGTGAGCATTACCGGTTAAATCTAGTGTGTATTGTGGACTGAGATTGTTGACACCTAGTCTGTGATTGTTTACATCAAAGTAAGCAGTGGCATCAATGGAGATGTTGGTACCTTGGCGTTCCAAGTTCGCCTGTAGCATTGTTCCACTGATTTTTCCTATTGCCATGTCTGCTCCTAGGCAGCCACGTTAGTGCTGTTTATGTTGTGTATTACAATAATTGTGGTCGGGCTACTGCCAGTATACTGCGGTGGGGGACTGTTAAATGTAATAGTGGTTGTTCCGTTTACCGAATAATGACTTGTGGGAATTTGATAAACTCCGCCAATGAAAACTGCGATTGCAGTTGGATCTGTTTCCACTTGACTCATTGTAAATGTGGTTGTGTTACCATCACCGGTAAAGCTGTCAGTAACCAATTGCACGCTACCAATTTTGGCCACTTGGCTCCAGGCACCGTTGTAATAAAATTCAATTCTATTGGTTGCTTGATTAAATCTCAGTAAGCCGTTGGCCGGAGCATCGCCATAACTGCTGCTGGGAACAATTGGCAATTGCATGGCAAGATTGGCATTATCGTGTGGCAATGGATTTTTTAAAAGTCGTGCCATTGTTAAATTCCTATCGAACTCACTGTTGCAGTTACTGCATTGGCATTACTGCAATTGGCCATGATCGCATCACCAATGTTGCCTAAAATAAATTTCTCAGCATACACAATCAAAGTGTTGTAGGCCGTTAGGGTTTGATTGGGATAAATCACTGTACTGTTGCCAGCAGTGCTTCCAAATGGCACTACGTAGACATTTACAGTCTGTGGCGAGTTTGTATAGTTGGCCAAATGTATTGTGGTAATGGCACTAGTGCCAGTTGTACTCTGATTGACAAATATATTTGCCGCTGTTGTTGTTAATGCTGTGTTCTGAATTGCCATTTGTTATTCCTATCCAAATACTATACTGTAGGCCACTGCCTTGCTTTTTGTTACTAATTCTGCATTGGTAGTTTGAGTGTTTGTTACATACACTCCCGATCCGCCACTGCCGGCAGTGTTAGCCGAAATTTGTACGTTGCCGCTAGATACGTTGGTATATAAAGTATGTCCGGTTATATTTAAGTTTCCGCCTAGAGCTGGATTGGTGTCTTGGCTTACACTGGTAATACCCGAACTAACCGCGGTTGCTATGTTTGAAACCGCGGTACCATTATAAAGTTGCCAAGATTTTACCGATTCGTTCCAGCTGATGAATACATTGGCCGGACTGCCCGAAGCACTTCGGGCTACTATGATATTTGCCCCTAGCGGATTTGGAGTTGTTACTCCGTTATTCAATGTAATAGTATGATCGGTGATTGCACTATCAGTACTGACTATGCTTTGACTGTTGCCAGTCACAATCAAATTGCCATTGATTACTACCTGAGTGGAATCGATATTGATTTGATCCCCGGGATTGATGGTTTGTATTGTGTAACTTCCCGAAATTCTTTTTGTGGTACTCATCGCGAAAACCTTGTTTATTGTATATTTAGCTGAGCCAAAGATATTGAATTGTCAAAATAAAACGGCCCAGAGGCCGTTTTAAAAGAGTGCTATACTCACTTATAGCCGATTGTTTTAAGCGTAAGCAACCATTACGTATGTGCTATCAGGAGTAGCCAAGTGATAACGCCATTTTGTTGGATTGTATCCACCAGAAATGTTTGTGCTCAAATAACCATCGTTACCAAAATCGTAAACGTAACGATTTGTAATACGACTTGCGTAAGCAGTGTTATTTGCAAAAGCCACAGTTTGAGCTGCTACGTTTCCACTCAATGCGATTGTAACGTTGGCTAATCCACCCACTGTGGGATTGACCGCAGTAACCAAACCAGCAGTATTTCCGCCCAATCCCAACAATGTGCTATTGACGCCAATTGTTGCTGGACCAACTACGTTAGCAGTTGCGTAAGTAACATAGGTACTAGTAGCTCCACCAGCTACGTTTGCAGCAATAACGTTTGCTGAAGTAATGGTATTCAATGTAATTGCAATGCTCATTGTGTTGTTGACAGTGGGAGTTGCCAAGTTAACTAGAGTGCATTTTCCAACGTTGGTTCCATCGTTTACTTCAAATTTGTGTATGCCTTTTTGGAACATGATAGATCCTGCAGCTGCACCATTTGAACCAATCTTGACTGTGGGTTGTATTTGATGACCCACTTGACTGGTGTTACCGCCTGTGCCGCCAACGTATGCACCATTGATTTGATACGGTGCTGTATAACGGTCATGTATGATGCCGTCAGTGCTTGTTACTGTAATTTTTAATTTTGCCATTTTATTTTCTCCTTAAAAATAGCGTTCTAGGCTACCCGAAGTTGGTGCTCCGAGAGTTCTTGTGAACTAAGTATTTACCACTTAAATGCAAAAAGCCCCTTGAGGGGCTTTAGTTTACGCTTGGTCTACAAACTTTTTAAGTTCTTCGGCCTTGGTCACAATATCCGTACTTGAGGGGAAGTCGGGCAGTGTTGGGAACGGTAGCGTACCGCGGTTAGCATCAGTTAACTTGGAGTGATACTCATCAGTCAATGATTGGCGTTTTTGGAATACTGGCGTCACAAGAATTTCGTTAGCCATTTTTAGAAGTTCGAGACGAATCTCGTAAGGTGTTTTGCTCATAGTTTTTCTCCTTTGTGTGTATGTGTGTTAAACACGAGCTTGTGACTGTTGCCACATAGATATTTATATCGCCGACGGTACCGCCAACAAAAAAGCACCCGAAAGTGCTTTTTTGAATTTCCTTGATCAAGCGTTGCTTGATTATTGGAATGTTAAGTTTGCAACAGCAATCTCACCCAAGTAGTCGCCAGCGTTACCTAGAGATGAAGAAGTGTTTGTCAATTCTACATATCCATAACGTGTCATAAAGCTAACTACTGGTTCAAATGTTGTTGGATCCAAAACAACACCAGAGCTCATTAGAGGAATATATGGGCAATAGAACGCAGCTGCATCAGCTTCGCTAGAACCTTTATATCCAACCAATACTGATTGGCCGTCGTTTGCATAACCGTCAACATAAACCTTCATTGCACCATTCAATGTACCAACAAACTTGGTGTTTGTAGGAGCTTCAAATGTACCTTCTGTAGTACGTGCAAATGCTGATGTTGTAGCAGATTGTAGTACTGTCAATGAAGCAGGACTTACAACACACCAGTTACCAGCACCACGACGTGTACGTTGTGCAATCAAGTTTGCTGTTCTGTTGATTAGAACCGCTAGAGCAGCGTGCTCGTCACCAACGAATGTAGCAGTACCAGATACTGCAGATTGGTCAAATGTGTAGTCAGTAGCAGCTAGAGCACGTAGTGAACCAAGAATTTCTTGATCAATCTCAACTGTGATCTCTTGTGCTAGAGCAGCCATAATTTCTGCTTCAACATCCAAACCGTGCATAGATTGTGCATCTTGTGCAGCTTCAAATGTCCAACGTGCTGACAATTTACGTGTCTTCGCTTCAACAACTTGTTTCAAGATTTGAACGTTGATACGGTTACCAGCAACACCTTCAAGAGCAGCAGTACTTGTAGCTTGACCAGTAGAATTACTACCAGAATAAGCAACTGCAATCTTGAATGGGCTTAATGCTTCGTCACCAGCGTTAGCTGATGTTGCATATGGAGAGCTATCTGTCATGTTGTCAGCGTAACGTACACGTAGTGTATGAATCTGAGCAACTGGACCTGTCATTGGTTGTACACCAATGATTTCGTTTGCAATAACTGTGGGCATAACACGACGGATAACTGGTAGAATAACACGATTAAGTGTTGCTACGTTACCGGCTTGTGTTGCACCAGCTGTTGCATTTTCAGCTAGCATTTTGCGTGTATTTTCTAAGATAACGCTCATGCTTGTTCTTTTAGAACCGTGTAAGCCTTCTAACAGGGCTTCTTTTGTTTCGCCCCAACGGCTTTCTAATAATACTTGTGACATGATTTTTCCTTTTTCCTTTTAGGGTTTTAATTAAGCCCTGCTAAACGTCGCATCTCGTATACATTGTCATAAGACTCTGTACTCTCAACTTGAACGGCAGCTTTAGCAGTTTTATCTCCAGTAGCTACTACACGTGATTCAGTCAACACTTTGGCCTGTGGGGCTGGAGTTTTAACCGAACTGTTGTTTAGCACTGCTGGCAGATACTTTTCGTATGCAGACTGTAATTTGTCAGTCTGTACACTCTCAAGAAGGTCTTGCATGATTGCCGACTTTTCTTTATTCAATGGCTTCAACAATTCGCTCATTTTGTTTTTGCGTTCTGCTGATTCCTTGATAATACGAACTTCACGTTCTTTTGATTCAACTAGGGCATTTTTGCTTTGTATTGCAGCTACTGCTTCTTGCAATTTGTTGCTTAGTACTTCTACAGTACCTTGTAACTTACGAATTTCCTTGTTCTCATTTAAATGAGTACCAGCAAACTCGCTAGCAAATGCTTCAAATAGACGGCGTCCAAACATGTTCTCGCGAGCAATTTGTACGTCTTCTTTTAGCTGAGTCAATTCTGACTCTAACGAACTGGTTACAGCCTCTTGTACTGCCTGTGCAGATTGTGCAACGAACTTGCTTTGTAGTTCAGCCAATTTGGCTTTACCTTCGCGAACTAGACGAACTTTAGTTTCCACTACTGCTCTCTTGTCTGCTTCAAATTCTTTGATTTCTTCTGCCAGTGCACGAATTGTAAATGACTCAAGTTTGCCAATGGCAGCTTCATACATTTTACGATCGTTGCGTAGTTCTTTAATTTCTTCTGATAGTTTTGCTACCATAAAATCGTTGAACTTGCCTGCACTTTCAACCATGTGAGATTTAAACTTCACACGATCTTCGGCTAGTTTTTGTTTTTCTTCTGCGAACTCTTGTAGTTCAGCAGTTAGGCTTTCTGTAACCATTTTGTCAAGAGCTTCAACCATAACTGATTTGTCATGTGCATAACGTTGTGCGAATTCCTCACGTAGTTCGGCACGTGCTTGCTCTTTTGCTTCAGTGATTCTGGCTTCCCAGGCTTCGGCAATAGCAACTCGTGTGTCTTCGTTAATAATTCCGTTATCCAACAATGGTCGAATTGCATCTAACATATGGATTCTCCTTTTATATTTTGATTTTTGTTTATTTCAAACTTAATCGATTGTTTCGTTCTCTTTTCAGTAAGAGAAATTTTTGCTTTAGTGTTCTCGTCCCATTTAGTCCCGGTACGAGATAGACCAATTGCTCTTTTTGCGTTGTCTGATCTTTTGCATCTTGCATCTCCAGACAATCCCTTATTCCATGCCACACGTCCTTTTTTAGATACACCTAAGTTTGCTTTATGTTGCTCACTTTGCGGACCTATCTTTTTACCTGCGACACTAAATTTACCATCGCCGTTATGTTTATTAAAACTTCTAGTATCATTTTTTGCATCAAATATTTGTAAAATTTCTGTTTCAAGTTCAATCATTTCTTTAATTGACCCTGTATCAATTATTTCACGTTTCCACTCATTTCTAGATTCTAATATCATTGGCTTTACAGATTTACTAGTACAAATATATCCATCATCTGGATGACAATTTTTTGCTGTACGAGAACCAACATACCACATCATAGTCGGCAGGTGTGTCCATTTGTAAACGTAAGCTATTGTCACAGTTTTAATTCCTTAATAAATCCGGTTAAGGATTCTTTCAGGTACTTTTGTACTTTTCGATCTTGACTAGCTTCACTTGCTAGTTCAAATACTTTACTACCACCACGCATGTTCATTAACGACTCGTAAATCGCCTTTGGATACGCATGTGGGGCACTGGGTTGTGCCACAATATCCACAGTAATGATTTCAAAATCACTAACGTGTCCCGTTCCTTCATTGACATTACCCGAACCTCTGGAACTTACTCCTAGCTTTACGCCGCTAGTAATCATAGCTTTTACAAGCTCGCCCATTGGTGTTGGTAATACTTTTAATTTTCCGAAACCTGCAGGACCGTCCATCCACATTTTTTCAATCATGTGACTTACACGGTCTAGGTTGATCTTTAAATCGTCTGGATGGTCTACTTCTCCTAGGACGCTATATCCTTCTTTGATTTGACCATTGATAGTTTCCACAGCTTTTTGTATTTCGTGGACGGGATATACTCGTTGATTAGCGTTCTTTACTCCGCCTTCAACGAATATCCCTTCCATATAGAGATTTTTTTCTTTTCCGTCTTTTCCTTCCTCAAGAATAATCTTGATTCCGGCTCGGTCAAAAGTCAAATTCTCACGTAGGTACAAAGCCATTTTATTGCCCTATCTCTTTAAATCTTTTTGCCAGTTGGCTGACCAGCTTGGCCTAGTTCAGATTTCTTGTTTACAGAAACATTGCCGTCTTTAGCTGCACCGGCTTTTTTACCAGTTTCTCTGCCTTGTCCGTCGCCGCCATCTTTGTATGCTGGCTCATTTCCGTCCCAAACTTTCTTGTTTCCAGGAGCATTTTTAAACTTACCGGCTCCGGGCAAATTGCCTTCGCCTTTGTTGTACTCGTTGCTGGGCTTTGGAATTGCTTTGTTATCAGGATTGGCGTTTTCACGACCTTTCTTGGTAATAATGTTTTCGCTTGTGCCGCCAAAGTCTGGACCTTGTTCCAAACCAGTATAAGTTGTGTTAACTTTGACTTTACCAGTCTTTGTACCAGCTCCAACAGGGTCGCCTTCGCTGTATGTGCTGGGTGTCAAGTTGATGTCTTCAATCTTTTCAACGTACTCACGCATTAGTTCGCTTACTGAACGTTGACGTGATTCAAATGGCTTACCGTCTTTTTTGCTGGTGTTTTTCATGTTTGCTTTTCCGGCTTCTTCTTTTTCAGCTTTGGCCATTTTCTTTTCGTTTTTCTTTTCGGCAGATTTAGATTCTTCTACTTTTTTAGACTCTTCTTCCTCTTCCTTGGACTCTTCTTCCTCTTCCTTGGACTCTTCTTCAGTGTCTTCGTACATTTCGTCCATTGGCTCTTCCATTCCTGGCTCTTCCATTCCTGGCTCTTCCATTCCGCCTTCGTGTCCGCCAACGATCTCGTCAAACTTGGCCAACAACTCGTCTAACTTGTCGTTTGCACTCATAACTTGTTGTTCAATTTCGTTATGCTCGCCAGCTTCGGGATTGACTTCACCGCTTAGGTTGCCGTCTTCATCTTCTCCATCTAGATCAAAATCAGTGTCGTCGTCTTCGCCTGGTTGCTCATCACCTTCTTCTTCCTCTTCCTCATCAGACTCCATTGTAGACTCTTCGGTGTCGACGTTTCTCAATTCTTTCATTAGGTCGCCGTTCTGGTCGCCATGAACATGACCTTCTTCTTCCATTTCTTCAGCCATGATGTTTTCGTAAATGTCACGTGACTTTTCTACAACTATTGTGTGGAAAAGTTGACGTGCTTTGTCGTCTTCATCATTGATGATGTATTCAATTAGTTTTTCAAACTTGTTCATAATAAATTCCTTTAATAAAGTGGCTTTGTGTAGTTATTTACTTAACTACGCAGATTTTGGGGTTAAATGGGGTGTTTTTGAAGGATTTGGTGGGAATAACTATAGACCCATGCCGCCGGCACCGCCTTCTGGTGCCGGGGTATACTGTTTTGCTGTTTGTTTCAGCTTTTTCTCGTGCTCGAGTTTTTTGACATCATGACTCATTCGCAAGCGGTGCAAGTGGTCAAAGGTCACACGAGTCTGTCGACTATTGTCTAGATCAAGAGTGCTCTTGTCGTCTTTCTCAGAGTAATAGCCCTCGGGAGCCTTTTCAAATTCTTCAAATAGGTCAAGAATGTTCATATCAAGTATTTAACCTTTTGGTTAAAGACCAGCGGCCGCTGCACCAGCATTGACGCCGGCTCCGGCTCCAGGGCCGGCTGCACCTGGTTCGGCAACACCAGCTCCGGCTTCGCCTGCGGGTGCTTCTCCGCCCAAGTTGTCTAAATCACTCTGTATACCGCCCGGGCTCACGCCAACTCCTCGTAGTCCAGGATTTTCGGCCGGTGCTGTTTCTACATCGCCACGTTCTTCGGCCCAGGCCTGTTCGTTCTCGCTAATCTCTTGTTCGGTCATGCCCAAATAGCGTTTCATTAAGAAACGTTTGGAAAGATACGGATACTGTTCCAGTTGTGTAAATGTAGCTATACGTGCAGCATCAATGTCGGCTTGACGATATTGTGCAAAGTTTTGTGGCTCGTTAAACGCCAAGTCAAATAAACTGCCGTCGATGTTGAACCCTCTCCAACGCATAAACAATTTGAATTCTCGGTCCAGTGCCTCGCAAATCATTTGTTGTAAACGCTGACAGTATTGATTAAAACGCCATTCTTGTATCAAGGCAGTGCCTACTCTACCATCTGTGTATGCTTGGCTACCATCATCGGCAGTGGTAGGCAAATAGCTTGAGGGAATACGCAAACCACGGAACAGTTTATTGGTAAAGAAGCGTAAGTCTGTGATCTCGCCCAAGTTGGTACCGCCCGGGAATACTTCCACACTGCTTCCTCTTCCCTCACTTGTGACTGGGAAAAAGTAATCTTCGTTTTGGCTTAACGGATTGTAGGTGGCGTCCATCATGTTGGCATTGGTACCAGTACCCGATTGTGTTGGGATTCTACGCTGATGTATTTCGTTTTTAATACGATCCACAAATGCCATGGCCATGTGACTGGGCATGTTGCCCACATCTATTTTGAATACTCGACGTTCTGGGGCACGTTGTATACGATAGATAATGATCGAATCTTCGAGCAATTCTTTTTGCTTGAACACTTTGAAAATGTTTTCCAACACACTGTTGCCAAACGGCCAAAACACATCCAGGCCCTCGGTTAAACTGATATGCACCACGTGTTCGGCAGCAATTGCTGCTTCGTTTTTGGCATGACTAAATCTCGAACCACCACCAAACGGTGTTTGTGGTTGCACATAAGCACCGCTGGGTCCACCAGTTTGTGGATGATTCATGTAGGTGTCTGTTGTGGCCACTGCGGTCATGGTCAAATTTTGAAAATTGGGATTCAAGTCTTTGATTAGGTACTGCTCGGGCTTTTTGCCTTCGCCTTCGTTCACAATCACTTTGGTAACCTTGCTCATTTCGGTCCACATCAGTTTGAATGTTTCAGGATCGCGAATAAACACTTGGTCTCCGTACTTGATCACGTTACGCACAATCTTGAATGTACGCTTGTTAAATTCGTTAAGGCTGACCCATTGTTGCAGTTGTTCTTTGAGTATTTTTACTTCGTTGTCGCTGGGAGTTTCTTTGAACTTTAATCTAAAGCTGGTGTGATTGTCTTCGTTCTTTTGAGTCATGAACTCGGCCAAAATGTCCAGGGCAGCATTGACCTCGCTGTCCATGTCCATTTGTTCGTACTGATTGTAACGTTCCACACGGTTGGGATGTCCAATATACACTTCGGGCAATTGACTTTGGTAGTTACGCATACCGGGATCGGGTTGGCGTCCGCCGCCCAAGGGACTGATGTTGCTTGGTAGATTGCTTGTTTTAAAATACTTTTTCCAGCCGGCCATAGTGATATTTCTCTTGTAGTAGTATATTTATAGCAGATTAGGCTACTGCATTTAAAGTTTTGCGTGCCACACTGTGGCTATTTTTGAGCGTGTTACTGATTTCTTTCAGTGTTCTAGTCATTTCAGCAAACACCTGACTTGTTTGCGATCTAGATGTAACCGATCCCGGTCCGGACACAATTTCCGGACCCATCTCACCAACAATAGCACTGTCGCCTACTCCCAAATTGGCACCATTGTCGGCCATTTGGATATGCATTGGATCTCCGGCTAAGGTGTTAAATTTGTATCGTTCCAACAAGCCCATGGCCGATAATTCGGCAACTTCGCTACTGTTAATGTCTAATGCCTTGCCACGTTCGTGTAAACTATGTCCGGGTTTGGCCTTCATTCCCGACGTTGATACTACATTAGTTTGTTCTTGCAAACTTCTAAAAGCACTGTTGATGTGAAGTTTTTTCTTTGTCTTTTCATAATATTCTTGAGCCATTGCAACAAACGCACCTTGCAACGCAGGATCGGCTTGGCGGAAATGTGCTTCGTCTCCAGTATTGCCACCAAATGAAATAATGTCGGCTAGCGATCTTGGGCTGGCCCCTCCAGGTGCACCAGCAGCACCAGCAGCACCGCCTTCGGTCATTCTGCGAAACTGCGGTGCTGCTCCACCTCCACCAGATACAGTGGCATTTTGTAAGCCAACATTGGTACGCCCATGACCTAGGTCATGCATTCTTTGTGCAGTAGCTGCACCAGAACCTTTAGCATAGTCCACAAACTTTTGCCACATACTCTTTGGATTTAGTGTATCGCCAAATGCTCCCATGGATGTCAACAATGCATCAAATCCGCCCTTGGTGTCGGCAATGTTTTGGGCAAAATCCTCAACCGATGCCGACATTTTTTTATCCATATCGGCAAAGGCCTGCACTTGATTTTCTTGTGCTCGAGCAACTGCATCATCCAATTTGGCTTTGTTGGTCGCCGATGTTTCGGCTATTTTTGCTGCGTCAATTGCTTGGCCTTTGTACACACCGGTACTGTGTTGTATTGCACCACTAAGTATTTCCAGCATTTCTTTAGTGGTACCGCTGCTTTGCTCGGCTTGAGCTAAGGCATCAATTTGTGATTGATTTTGTGCCGTATATCCTCGTATACCCAATTTAATACGCTCGTTGGATTCAGATAATAACTTACTTTGCTCGTCGGCAGTTTTGGTGGTGTCGTTCAAGAGTGCTTTTTGATAGTCTAATTCTTGTCTAATTTGCGGAACCGAGTCAGCAATTATATTGGCTGCTGCACCACGGAATCGTCCTAGACGCATATAATCCACATACATGGCTTTATAGCCAGCTCCCAACCCAGTTTCGGCTTGAGCAATCTGTTGAGTTAGTTTATCTGTTGCACCTTTAACACCGCCAAATTTGGCAAATAAGCCGGCTTCTAAGGATTCTTGTTGTGCCTTCTTGAGTGCATCTTTGGCATTTTGTCCAGTTATTAAAGTCATCACTTTTAATGTCTTGGCATACTCAACGCTTTGTGCTGCGACAAATTGTTCGTTGTTGTATCTTTCATCTCCGGACATTTTCAATTTGGCCGATACTTCGGCCATTATTTCAATTTGGTGCTCGCCGGCCCAACCCAACTTGTCCAATTGCATGGCAAGATCTCCGCCGGCTTTGTAATCTTTATGCAGAGCTTGTCCAAATCTAGACAACAACTGTACCGAATCATCGTAACTCATGCCCAATTTTTGTATACTGTCTCGGCTTAGTTTTAACCCTTCGCCAAATAATTTAACACCATACCCAGACTTGATGGCAAGAACGTTCATTTCGGTCATGCCGCCAGCAAGAGCTCCGCCCGATTCCGTGATCAGTTTGTAAGAATCAATTGTTTTGTTTAGTTCGGCACGTAGGTTTTCTAGATTCTTTTTCTGAAATTCGTTTTGTTTCTTTTGATCGCGATCGTTGACTCCTGCCCAAGCCGATAAAGCTAGGCCCAACAACGACAGTATTTTGCCCCATCCCGGCAACATCAAGCCCAAGGCAAATGCCGCACCACCAGCAGCTTCTTCCACTTGGTATAAACTGCTTCGCAATTCGGTCTGTGCATCCATGCCACCTTTGACAGTATCGGTGTAGGTATCTATTGCCGATTTACCGCCAATGAGTGCAGCTTCGTAGTCTAACTGCAGACTCTTTAAGGCATACTGATAATCAACATAAGCATTGATAACCCCGGCAGTGACTGCGGTCAAATTTTGAGCCACTTGAATACCAATTATGGCGGCCTTGGTTTTCTTGATTTCGGTTTGGCGACTCTGTTCCAATGCTATGTTGGCAGCATCGTTGGCGGCTGCTGCCGACTTCATGTTGGTTTGTGATTCTTTGAGTGCCTCGTTGAGTTTGTCTAGTTCATGCGAGTTGTCCATCATGGACACTGCACCACCCTTGAAGGCCGAGATCACATCGTTAAAGGCCGATTTTGAAGCTACTGCTGCATCCTTGACATTGTGTGTGAGATTTTGCAGAGCCTTTTTGAACTGTTCGGCGTTGCCTGATAGATCCGCAACAGTAACAAATTTGCCTTTACCGGTGCCGGATGCCCCGCCCACTTCGTGGTAGGCTTTCATGCCCTGTGCAACGGCCTGTGCCAGTATGGCTGAGTCGGATGGATCTAGTGCCATTAATTTTTCCTGTTATATTGTACTATAAATACGAGTATCAATTATATTTATTGGATCTACAACTATGGAAAATACTCAATCGGCTGCAAAAGCAAACCCACTAGCCAAGTACTTTAGACAACCGGCAATTCACATGAAACTGCCGTCAAACGGACAGTATTGGCCCGACGGTAGTCTCAATTTGCCGGTTACTGGAGAAATACCAGTTTACCCCATGACTGCACGGGACGAAATTACCTTACGCACACCCGATGCACTCATGAACGGCAGCAGCATTGTGGAAATCGTGCACAGTTGTTGCCCCAGTATCGTGGATCCTTGGAAAATGCCCAGTATCGATATTGATGCTGTCTTGATCGGTATACGCATTGCCAGCTACAAAAACGACATGGATGTGGACAGTTTGTGTCCGCACTGTAACTCTGAAAACAACAACACCGTTGATTTGCAACAGGTATTGAACAACATAGTCACTCCCGACTATTCGCAAAAGATCGAAGTTGGTGATTTAAAAATAAAAATCTGCCCGCAACAGTTTTTCAACATCAACAAAAAGAACGTGGTCACGTTTGAAGAAAATCGAATCATGAATTCGTTAAACGACGAATCACTTGACCTCGAGGTCAAGGCCACTCAAATTAATCGAAGCATGGGTGTGCTGGTAGACATTGGCTTGGACATTGTTACCAGCAGCACCGAATACATCGAACTCGACGATGGTTCGCGAGTCGCCAAACCCGAACACATACGCGAGTTTTACGAAAACACCGACGGCAAAATCACCAAGTTGGTTCAAGAACGACTGGCCGAACTCAATCGCGAAGGTGCAATTAAAGCACCAAGAATTGCCTGTACATCGTGTACCAAGGAATTTCAGCTACCATTGGAGTTTGACTACTCGAATTTTTTCGGAATCGGCTCTTAACTCTAGACAATGACGCTATCGTTGAAGAATTAGAACGTTACGATAAAGAGTCAAGGGCCATAAAAGAAGAAGCGTTGAGAATGATTTGGTTCATGCGAGGTGGGCTAAGTTACGAAGACTCGTTGAACTTAAGCCTTCAAGAACGCGAAATCATTGGAGGTATTATCAAGAAAAACATGGAAACCACCAAGGAGTCAGGACTTCCCTTCTTCTAAGATGTACTACGTACATCTGTTCTTTCGCTTTGCAGCTCAGAACATGTTTTCTTTAGAGCATTACACATATAATGATTTACAACGAAGTTGTACTAGTTTCATCCAGATAACGCAGTCACTCTTTGCCCGCACAGGGCAAAAAGAAAGCTTCATCCGAGTGTAGCAATCACTAGCGTTACTGCATTACAGAGGCGGTTGTCCGGTACCTCGAGCAGCGTTCTTATAACAACGGCGATTTATATCGTATACGCTAACATACTATATAAACGTGCACTATCACTAGTGCGTCTTTTTAGCCTTTAATCTTTTACTTCAAACAATCAAATCACGGCAATTGGTGATCTTCGTCCGGTTAAGGATAGTGATTGAGTGCTCTGTACGGCGCAGAGTCTTCCGTCCCCGTTATTATCCGGTTGTCGCTAGGCACACGTTTTAAGACCTGTGCGAGTCGTTATCCGTTGAGTTTGTTTAGTATATGGGAGCCATGCACACGGACCTGTATGTGTCCGTTATAATAATCTGTACTTTCTAATACTTTGTTTGTGAACTGTTCACGTGCTTCAATGTAACTACATTCAGCCTTGCTCTTGCAATAATAGAGTATTTCTCTGGTAAAGTTTTCGGTGCCATGAGTTTTGACGTCTCGGTTGAGTTCGTCGTTTGAGCCATAATAATCACGCCAATCACTGTCGATTTTGCTGCGTATCTTCTTTTTCTTCTTCGTGCCGTTTTTGAGTTTTACAGTTTTATAAGTGGTTTTCGCGAATTTCGCTAGTTTTTTGCCTATGTACTTTTTGCCAGATAGATTATTTGTAATAATGTAGACAAATCCCACAGAGTCCTCTGGGAGATTGTCTACGGGGTTGCCTTGATAAAGCCATGTCATGTAATATAGTTATGATAGATTGTGCCATGATTAAATTAATTTATTTCAATATCGGTGTTATAGGTAGTAAATCCGTTTTCTTTGACCACATGTAGGGTATTATGGACTCGTCCTGCTAATTCTTCTCGATGCGATACTAACCATATACTTTTATTACTGTCTCTTGCCATCTTTTTAAGTATACCCAACGCAGATTCGACACCATTTGCATCTAGTCCACTGTCAATCAACTCGTCGATAAACAACAAATTAATAGGTTGATACAAACTTTCCCAAACGTCTCTAAATGCCCAACTTAGACTCAATATAAGCCTATTACGCTCGCCTCTTGATAAATTATCAAAGTCTAATTCTCTGCCTAGTTCACTGATTGCTACAGTTAAATCATTGTTAAATTTTACAGTATGCGGTAATCCTATGCGATCTAGATATTGTCCTAAACGTGCATTTAGATAACTTAAGTTTTGATCAATGATACGTTTACGTATAAACGAATCTTTGTTAGTCAATAATTTATGCAAAAACTCTTGATGTTGACGAATTCGATCAAGTTCGTTCATTAAGTCGTAATTGACATCTTCTAATGCTTGTTCGCTCATGTCCTTAATCTGGTCACTGTAAGGATCTAGTTCTTCTTGCTTTGCGGTTAATTGTGCTAGAATACTGCCCATACTACTTCTATGTTCAAACGCATCTGATTCATTGGTATAGTATACTTCAGGAGGGTCGCCTAACTCGCCTAGCGCTTTTAGTGTTTCGGTATTTTGAAACCACTGTGTGTTAGCCGAAAGTGCATTGATAGCTGTGTTACTGATTTGGTGTTGCTTGTCAGTTACCATCTGTTCGTGATTGTCATCATGCAAGTCTTGTCCGCAGGCATGACACTGATGCTTTTGTAGTGCTTCTAACTCGGCTTTTAATTTGCTTAGTTCTTTGTCTTCTCGAGCTTGGTCACGTTCGTTCTGTGCAATGTAGCCTTTAATACGGTCTATTTCACTTTTTTTCTTGTTGTAGTCGTTTAATTTTTGATGGGCGACTAGTTCGGCCTCAATATCTAGTGCATTTAGTTCGTCAAAAGCCGCAACCAATTTATCTAAATCTTCGTCATGTTTTTTAAGCCACAGTGTTTGTCTGCGTTTGAGATTTTCTATTTGTTCTTGTATACGTGCATTGGCATCAGTGACTGCCTTGATTCTAAATTCTTCCTGTGTTATAGCATCCTTAGTGGCTTTGATTTGTTCTTTGAGTGATTCTGCCTTTTCGCTGAGTAGCGTAATGCCCAACAACTGTTCAATAATAGTTCTTTGATCGTTTGCCTTGAGTGACAAAAATGGTTCAGTATAAGTGTTTAGTGCCACAATGTGTTTGAACATCTCGTGCGTCATGCCCAGCATACGTTCTATTTCGGCCTGCGTTTCTCTGCTATCGCCTTGTGCTTCGTCGGTTATCTCGCGTTCGGTATTACCAACAAAGAACCGCATTATGTTTGGTTTACGTCCACGTTCAATCCTATAACTTTCGCCTTCTTGTTCAAAATCAATAGTGACCATCATGTTTTTACTATTGGTCTTATTGATTAGATTGTCTTTTTTAATATTAGTAAGAGCATTACCATACAAGGCATAGCTAAGAGCATTGATGATAGTGGTCTTGCCCGTACCATTACGTGCACCCGAATCATCTCCTCCTAGGTCTAAGTTTTCGCCTAATACCAGTGTAAGATCGCGTCGATCAAAATCAATGGCTTGTGTAGCATTACCCACACTCATAAAATTCTTCACGGTTAAATTTTTTATACTAATCAACTATAGTTCCTCATTGAATTATCTTTCCACGGCAGAATTCTTAAATTCTTTAAATCTGTTGCCTCCTTAACAGTTAAATTTTTAATTCGTGTCATTTGCTTGCAAGTATCCCCTTAATTGATCAACACTTACTTTAGTGTCAATGGTAAACTGTTTCTTGTTTAAATTTTTTATTTTTTTAAAAAATGATGCGCAATTTTTAAATTTAGAATCAATTAGTGCTTGTTTTAGTGCATGTAACTCGATAGTAACAAAATTGTTCCATATAACCAAATATAAAGATTGATTTTTTAAGTCCACTACTACAGATAAATCGGTGTTATTGAGTAGTTGTTGTACAAACCCTGTCAATGAAACTAGATCAAAACTTAAATTTTCAAAAGTAATTGTGTTACTTCGATGTAAGTGATAGTATACGTTATTTTTTTCTTTAATACAATCATTCAGGGTCCTGGCATGCCAGTGTCCGGGGCAATCAACCTGCACTGATCCTTCTGATATTGTTAAACGATAAAAATCGTCATCTGGAAAGTATCCAATTAATCCGTCGGTTAATGAAAACGGATCGGTATCACGAGTTAATCGATTAATAAAGAGCGGAACACCGGTGTCTACCGAACCAAATGTAGATACTACTGTTATATTATGGTCGGCAATATTATCTTGCAATTGCCTGTCTAATAAAAAGCCGCTGATATTAAACTCAATTGAATGATCAAAACATATTTTTCGATATTTTAATTTTTTAATTATTGAATCTAAATTAAATCGATTATCTAACAAACAAAAATTAATCTGGAAATTAATCAACATGTCTATAAATTTATCCATTGATTCGTGATCATTGGAATTAAAATATTTGTGCCAGTGATTTGAACAAGCATATAATGTTGGCAAAAAATGCAATAGTAGACTACTAGCATGATGCATGTTTCGTGTGTGTATCACTCGACTATGATTTTTATGATTAAAAATCACACTATTCCTAACGGACAACTGTGCCGTGTATTTGTGTGTATAGGGCACCCGTGTCGATTCCGAAGTGGTACCACTGGTAGATGCCAAAAACAACACATCATCCTCTTGACAAAAATAAAAATCGGCTACAGTCAAAAATAATCCATGATCGGCAATATTATACGAATCAAATACACTTAGCGGTGCTACCTGTTTACAATAAGTTTCTAACATCTTTTGATGCAACCCATCTTTAACTAGTATATCGTCAACAATACCTAAATCAATTGGAGAAAACATTGCTGCTTTTGTCTTGTTTATAGTTGCTTGAGAGATAGGATGATCTAAACTTACGAACTGACAGCCTAATTCGGAGCAAGCAAAAATTAATGATATATGATACGCATCTACTTCCAGGCATGCAATACCTACTTTTGATCCTTTACGCAGCTGATACTTTTCCCACAACAGTATTTTCCAATACCGAATCATGTCAACTAATTGACTTTTTGATATTAAACTATTATCACCTTGTAATTTAAAATTGGGATTTATAAAATCTCGCGTAATAACATTTTGCATTACAGATTCCTATAAATGTCCAGCAACAAATTTGGATTGTATTGGTTACTGTCTATGGTATTAAGTTGACTATATACTATTTGATCCACAGACTCAAATTCAATATTACCGGCTATTTCGTAGTCGGTTAAGTCTGTTACCTTAGCGGGTATAAGGGTAATTTCACGTAGTTTATATGTATTAATAAACGTTTCTTTGATAAAGGTCGATTCCTCGTAACTGATATCTACATCTAAATTTACTCTAACATGCATTCCGGGACTCAGCATGGCTTCGGTATGTGTAAGCACATCACTGAGATTGAATACACGATAACGGGGTTGGTCGGGCCACGCATGATACTCGGGTTCCTTGCCCCACTCTAGTATGGTAAGACCGCGATCGTCATCCCCGGCATCGGCGTAATTGTGTGGAAAGCAATTTCCAATATAAGTTATATTCCGTTGTGTTTGTCGCTTGTGGAAGTGTCCGGTAAACACATGATCAAACTGCCTAAAAGCATCACGATTTAGCTCGCCATGTTCGGGCATGGCCACCATGGCATTCATTAGGTATCCGGGCAGTTCGAAGTGTCCGAACATGTACTTTCCTCGTAGCCGAGGAATGCGTCGATGGTCATCACCACAGAGCCAAGGAGCGATAACCACATCACCACTACTAAACCAATCATTACAAATTTGTACGTTTGAGAGATGCTTTGCCCATTCGACACTCTGCACATCACGCTTATCCCTATAATAGAGATCATGGTTGCCAGGAATAAAATAAACACGAGAAAAATTAGCATTCAAATGCTCCAGTGCTTGTAGGCTATAGCCCAAAGTAAGTATATTGATACTGGCCCTATTATTGTGCCAATCTCCGAGAAATAGTGCAGTCTCGCACCCCTCTTCTCGTGCTTTGGTAGTTGCCCATTTCACAAAGTTCAAACAGTCCTCGTTGTGTTGAGTGCTGTTTGACTTTAGGCCAAAATGTATATCGGTGAATAGTGCGGCTTTTTTAAATAGATTCGTCATTAAATAATAATTTTTTTAAGTCCAATGTATTTTTGGGAAATACATTAAGATTATAACACTTTAAGTCTAGTTTATGCAAGTCTCTAAGTTTCATCTGGATAATTGCTTCATCAACTATTGTCAATTGACCCCACTCATAATCTTCTTCATCCAATACACTGTTGACAATTTTTGTTATTAGTGCATCTTTATCTTTGTGTTTTTGCAAGATAACCCATTTTTCATACACTTCATTAAAATCGAACTGTTTGATTGGCAAACTTGCAAACTTTAATATAGATTTTATTG